TCTGTCAGGCTACCGCCTGCCATTCACCCCGTACGGCGTTAGGAGAAAGGGTCGCGAGGACGTTCCACCAGGCATCCGCCAGGCCACCGTTGCCATTCACGCACGACGGGCCGCCCACGCCGCCACTGTCCAGACGGCCGCGCCGGAGGAGCTCCCGGCCTGTTCTTGTTCCAGCCGCAGGTTTTCCGCCGCAATACCAAGCATCAGCCCACCAAGCCTTATCGCCTCCTCCCCATTCAGTCGGAATCATTGTTCCTTTACCAAAGTCCACAAGCTGTCCTTTTACATACTTCCATGCATCGTATGCTTCCGGTAAGATACCCACTTCTTCATAGGTACTTATGATCGTATCTAAATTGGTCGTCAGTAACTTAGCATTATTGGTTCGGTAATACTTATCGACTGTATTGCCATCTGCATCTGTTGAAACAATATGCATAGAGTTTCCGGACACAGAATATCCACCTGGAAGAATCTCGATGCCATTAATCTTGCAGATATTCTTTCCATCTGTGTTGGATACAGGACTTCCATCATAGCCTTGTACGGAATCAGTGGATCCTGTCTCCCAATGCATTGTACTTACTTTATAAGTAGTTGCAGTTGTAAATGAAGCAGACACATCCAAAACTAAAGCGCTATATGTATCGTCTACTTTCTCAATAGCTGTAATTTTTGCACTATCAACGATATTGTGCATATAATTATAGCCTCTATCGAAGCTAGTGTTCGAACCTGGATTTCCAATGCTGACCGACGAACCAACAACAAAATAATTCGCCTGATCTTTTGTGAGAATTACTCTCTTTGTATTTTCTTCAGCAACTGCGACATTGTACTGAGCAGTGTAAGCTGTGCATCCTCTCATATAGGCCTGCAGATCTTTTGTTCCGTACTTAATCATTGTCAACGCCAGAACCCATGCAGCATCCACATCTGTTTCAAAGCAGTATGCCGGACCCTGCTTTCGTGCATATGCAAAATTTGCATACGAAGGTTTGTTTCTGACGGGTTTTCCGTTGGTTACATACGGAACACCATCAATATCCACTGCCGCTCCTTTAGGATGGAGCATCCATCCCTGCACCGTATTGTCTGGACGAACACATTCTTTCATCGGAATATATCCTTCTTCTTTTCGAGGAAGCATGGACCAATGATGCAGCCAGCCATTGTCTTCTGCATTTCGCTCTTTTTTGTAATAGAGTCCCATGTTCATGATTCCACGGTTGACTTTTCCTGTCGTCTTATATCCCGGCATTCCCTCAATTGCGGTAATTTTCTGGTTTCCATCATCATCGAGGATCCAGTTAACTTCAATCGGGCGGAATGCTTCGAGAGTTCCAATTTGGTCTTCTCCAGCTGTCGTATTTGTGGACGGTGTGCAGGTAAGACCAGACAGAGCATCTAAACGATTTACCGTGCAGGCCTGTGTAACATCTGAATCAAGTTCTTCTACCGTATAAATTTCTCTAGTACGGCGCATAGCATAGTAGCGCTCAATTGCACTCTCTAAAGTGCCACCGGCTGCATTAATAGCTGCCAGCTGCTCAGCTGCTACGCTTTTAATCCCATGTGTCTGTGTTGCTGATTCAGCCTGTACATTTTTAATTTCAGATGCACCTGTATTATTGATCTCAGTTTTTCTCGCATCGATTGTGTCGTTTATAGCTTTCTGAGACGCATCCACCATAGATTTTTTTGTTGCAGTGATTTCATTTTTTATCTCCTCCGCTTTTGTATCTACGGATTTGTTTATGGTTTCTATTGCACTCGTTGTCTTTTCAGAAAACGTATTGTCCAGTCCAGCAATTTTATCATTTACATTTTTCTCAGATGTCGCAGCGGATGATGCAGCCTTTTCAGCCGCATTTTTGTATCCGGCAACAACATCTTTTGCATTCTCCGCATCTCTGGCCGAAGCTGCTGCTGCTCCGGCTGAGTTCGAAGCCGCCTGTGCACTTATTTCTGAAGCCTTTGCGCTTGTCTCCGCCTCAGATGCTTTTTCTTTTGCTGTCCTGGCCGCTTCTTTAGTTTCTGTCACTAAGTTTTTAAAATCCGGGGTTGCTTCCCCTGGCACAGAAGAACAGAACCATCTGTCTGTACTCTCGCCAGGGGATGGGCGCACACCAATCGTATCATCCTGCAAGCAGAGATATGAACCGCCACCATATGACACCATATCTAAATACTTATATGTTTCAGCGTCAGAATAACTTCCACGAGGATTTGGTGTAACGTTCCCCATGTCAGTCCACTGGCCACTGCCCGTTGATCTATTTGCCATTTAACCTCTTTCCCTCCATTTGTATTCCAATTTTGAACCGTTTAGTCGGAACTCTATGTCTGTTTCATCCGGATTATTCCGCATATACAAGCAAGGTGGCTCAATGCGAAACTCGACAAAGCACACATTTCCATCCTCGCCTTTCAGATCAGCTTCCTTTTCTTTTACATAAGCATCGATATCATTCTTCGCATCTTCCACCTGTCCAGGGATTCCCATTACCGCCTGTTCTGCCTGATGTGCATAATATTTTGCGTTATCCATAAGGCTCTCCGGATCTTCTGCCAATCCGACAGCGAATCTCTCAGCCAGCTTTCCGTATTTCTGGACATTCATATTTGTTGCGTCAAAATATCTGAGAATCTGTTCAAAGTAGTTCTTAGCTTCCGCTACGGTATCGCCAGAAGTATAGCCAGCATTGACTACGATAATGGCAACTTTATTTGTCACCATGAAGTCTCCTGCCATTACAGAAACATAGCAAACCCCGGAAGTCTTAAAAAAGCTATCCGGGATATCACATCTGTCTTCTTCTAACAGCTTTGGCTCTTTCGTTCCTTCTGTGTTTTCAAACACAGCTGTTTTTGCCAGCCCATCCCAATCCGTAGAATGAAACTGAAATACTGCCGTAAACACATTTTTGATGCCTTCTGTTGCGAAAATATTCTCCGTTTTTGAAATCTTGAGGTTTTTGACATTAAAGATAACTTCTTGTTTTATCATTTAAAACACCTCTCTTTTTTACCACATTTTTCCGATATTATCGCTTTTTGTTAGATTATATCGAAAATAGTTATAAGCTATTCAGCATATTCCACTCTGCTTGAGTGATAATGTCAAGTGCCCATTTTTCTGGCACATGATTCTCCATATGCTTATCAATTCCATGTTTCTTGTAATAGTTGTTCCAAAAGTAGATGTTTCCGAGTGCCCGTGCCTTGTGCATGTTACAGATATAAGTAGCCCTTGCGTCGGGCGTGCCAAATACCTGATAGTTGTATGCAGTACACCATGAGCACCCCTCTGCAACGGGACAATTGAAGCATTCGTCCGTACTCTGTGTTCTCCGATTGATCTTCTTGAGACATTCTACACGGCATTTGTGGCATTCACACTGGCAGATTCCCGTGTTCACATCCCCTATACTATATGGCTCCTGCTGTCCTGCAAGAGAACTTTCCATATATCTCAGGCACGGATAAATGATGCCGTCCGGATCCACGGCCAACATTACTCCGTTCCCACCGCACCAGTTTTCCAGGTCGTCAGGCTGCTTCGGGTGGAAGAAGTTTTCCTCGAACAGTGAGATGTAATAATCATTTTCCATATCAAGATTGTGTTCCAAGATATAGTCTGCAAGTTTTTTCAACTGATCGTAAAGAACAGTCGCATGTACCATCTGCCATCCTTCTTCGTAGACGCAGTTTGCATTGATCTCGTTATATCCAAGATCGATCATGTGCGTAATTGCATCGTACACATGCATCACATTTGCAGGAGCTATCGTAACCTTGCTACCCATATATCCACCTTTGTTTACCCAATCTTTCGCCGCTGAAATTGCCAGATCATAAGATGGCCGCCCATCCGGAAATACCCGGCAGGAATCGTGAAGTTCTTTATTTCCGTCAACAGTCACAGAAAAAGACAGGCGCTGATTCCATTTCTGTAAAACTCTCTGTACTTCCGGTTCGAAGTAGCACACTCCATTCGAACATATGGAAAACATCGTTCTCGTCAGCCACGGATGGTTTAATTCGATCATCCTGTTAATCGTGTAGCTGCAGATCTGGTCAATTAATTCAATCTCCAGCAGGGGTTCCCCACCAATAAAATCAATGATAAGCCCAGGGCTTTTTTGAGGATTTATGTAATCGCCCACACCCTTATTTCCAGACAGTAAAAGATCAACCATTTTCTTCGCTGTTTCAAACGACATCTTCTTTTTGCCCTTATGTGTCTGGTAACAATACTTGCATGCCAGATTGCAGTCATCAGTGACCTGAAATGTAACGGTCTGAGTCAGAATCTTTTCTGTCCCTACCGGTTCGTGCAGCTCAGGATATAATCTGCTCAGCCTTTCGGAATATTGTTCTGTTCTTTTCATTTGATTCCCTCAATTTCACAATTGCATAGAATGTCTACTTTCAGTTCTCCTGTCTTGTACTCAAGATTCCATTTGATCTTGTGATGTTTAAGAATCTCCGGAATATATTTTTTCTCAAGCTCTGCTACTGCCATGCTGAACTGTGCATCCAATTCCGCTCCCTGTTTCTGATAAGCCTTAAATGCCGGGCTATTGATTACATCTGGGTCTTCCATGTGTGCTTCGATGATTCTCTGCAGGACATCTTTGGTAAATCCCCTTTCGTAGTCCAGTCTTTCGATGTACTCTGCCTCTTTGCTGTCTACTTTAATAATTACTGTTCTCATTTTTTCCTCCTAATTAAATTGAATTGAATATATCGGTGTAGTCGCCTGTCCGTAGCACTGATTCCTGCAGGTCCCGCCACAATCGCTCTGGCAGCTTGATGCACAGGATGTAGAGCATCCTCCACAGCTGGTTCCACAGCCTCCAGAACAATTGCTTTTGCAGGTCCCCATGCAGCTATCTGTGCATCCGGAACCACAGGAATTTCCACAACCCGAACAGCCGCTACAGCCAGTACAAGACTGAGCGCAGGAAGCTGTGCACTTATTATCGCAACCCTGACAAGTACCAGAACAAGTACCAGAGCAAGTACCAGAACAGGTACCGGAGCAGGTACCTGTGCAAGTATTACTGCATCCTTCGCAAGTCCATGTGCATGAAGAATAACATCCGCCTTCGCACCAGGTATTGCAGTCGTTCATGCAATTTGCTGTGCATGTCTGATTGCAACTGCCCTTGCATCCGCTTGTGCAATCATCTGCGCAAGTCGAAAAGCAACTGTTTCCGCATCCGCCTGTACAGTCTGCGCAGGTGTCCGAACAATTTGCTGTGCATGTCTGAAGGCAATCTGTTTTGCATCCTGCCTCGCAATCATCTGCGCATGTCCGTTGACATCCAGTACATTCGTCCGAACAATTGTGATTGCACTGCTTTGTGCATGTTTTATCACAAGTACCAGAACAGGTGCCGCTACATATCGTACTGCAATTTCGCGAGCAGGAAGTCCCGCATCCGCCGCAGTTGCCAGACGCTGTGGACTTACAGCTCGTTGCACAACTCGTTCCACATCCTTTTGAACACGCCATAGATATCACCTCCTCTCATTATGTAGTCATCGCGCCGGTTGTACATCCGGAACCACAGGTATGTGTGCATCCAGAAAAACAGCCATCTGAACAACCACCGCAGGATGTAGAACAGCCATCTGAACAACTCTTTGCGCAAGTGGTATCGCAACCACCAGTACACCCAGTGCATCCCTGACAGCCAGATGTGCAAGAACCTACACATAACCCCGTACAGAGTCCTCTGCACCCACTATCACTTGCCTGCTTATCTATTTTTGCAAGGGTATCAACAAATTTCTCCGCCTGATCGACGATCACATCTGCTCCACTATGGCTCTGTTGCAGGCTGTTATTCTGCAAAAAATCCGCTACATTAAGCAGCGGATCAATAACCTTTTGTATATGTTCATCTGTAATGTCTCCCCCAGTGACCGGAACAGCATTATAATCATAATTTGCAGCAAATTTATTCATTGAAGCGCTTGAACCATGCTCCACACAGCTTCTCCTTGCCATTTCTTTTTTTACTTTTGCCCGCAATTCTACAAGTCTCTCTGCTGATATCATATAGCCACCGCCTACAAACTCGTGATTGCTGTCTGAGCCGGCTGAAGCATGACATAATCAACGGACACCGTTATATTTGCGCTATTTTTCAGCAATCTCGCAGTAATAGTAACCGTATCATTCAATTCAACATTAAGTCCAAACGTCTGATAAACTCCTGCTCTTTCAAACATATTTGCAGTAATAGTTCTGGTTTCCAATATCGCTCCGCCAGACGTTACATTTAATTCGATTAGCCCGCCGTTATTTGAATTTGAGTTCACTTTCACTCTAATCAACAAGCTATAGAGTCCTTTTCTGAGACTATCGATTGCTTTTTGAAACAGTGTCTGTACTGATGCTGTCGACGACGTTTTCCTGATAACGCTGAACTGCGCGCTTGCATCTACGATATTTGCATCCGCCGACAGCTCTGGTCCTCCATAGGTATTGTCAATCGCAAGTGTGTCAATCCGTTCGATCATCTTTGCTACCCGTCGTTCGAGATATATAGTATTAAGCAGTAATGTCCTAAACATAGGATTTACTACATCCGCATGAACCAGATCCTTTGTCTCGATGATTCTCAAAGCTTCATTGAACTCCGGATTCTCCGGGATAACCACGTTCGCCATATATAATCATCTCCTTACTGTAAAACATCATCAATTTCAAATCTCATTGATACATTCGAATCTTTACCTTTTGGAAGAAAATTAGCAATCATGATGATGTCTCCTTCAGAGTCATACAATCCGATCTCACTTATGCTCTTTCCGTTGGCTTCAGATCCATTTAATGTGCAATAATATTCACACTTGTTTTCATTGGTTTTAAGCGTATGTCCATCTACCGCTTTTCGAAGAAATTCATTTTTCAATGTTTCTCCCGGACTAAGAACTGTTGAACCATTCGAGCCGCCACTTCCAAACGCAAATCCTACAATCTTAGGCAGAGTGATCTCTCCGGCTCTGGCTCTTAGGATTTTCGTCCTTCCTACTACTGTTACCTTTCCTTCCATCACAATTCCTCCGTTGTTACTTCTGTATCAAATTTTATCGTTCCATCCCATTTATACTCACCATTCCACTGATTAAGGTTCTTGTAGATCATTACATTCCCAGTCATTCCGACCGGAAGCTTTTCTGTTATCTCGCATTTAACTTCTATTAACGGCACAGAATATCCTTCCATCCAGGTATGCTGCATTCCTATATCTAACGCTGGGAATAGAACTCTTTCCCTCTCACTGCATATTGCGGCTTCAATAACATATCGAGCCTGCATTGACAGATGAGATGGCTTTATTTTGCGGATATATCCCAGCAGAATATCGACGGAATATATCGGATAGTCAGCACCAATAAGCAAATCTACATTGAAGATATACTTCTCAACCTGCTCCGAGACGCTCGCAGAAAGCCCAAATACGGTCTGTATAATGTTTTCCAGTCTATAAGGCGTAATGGACGATCTGGACGTCCTATCGCGCCGATTCACGACTGCTTTTCGGCGATCATCAATGTCTTTTGTTCTGTCGATAGGTATTCCATACGTCAGTTCATGGAAGTAAATTCCCCATGCCGCTGTTTCCGGAAATGCCTGCTTCTGCGCTTCGCCAATCCTCCTGCTTGCAGTCTCCAGTTCCAGCCCAATAACCTCGTATATCCATTTTCCGACATACGATTTATCGTACCAGCCTCTTGTCACATACGTCAGGAGCCTCTGAGCAACCTCATTCGTAGGAAAATGTTCCAGATCAACATTGTCTATATGCATCTCTATCCCTCCGTAAAATTAAGCTCCGTCGCGGTTGTGATCGGATAATAGTCTGCCGCAACCGATATATTGTTCGTATTTTCATTTATACGAAAATCTGAGAAATCAATTACTCCGGCTGTGTTAGACAACAATGCAGATGCAACCGTATACCGGATTTCTTCACTGTCCTTAGCTTCCCTGTAGTAGGTCTTTAATGCTGTCAGGAATGCTTCCTTTACATTATCGATACTGTAATTGCTTTCCAGTTCAAGCACTGCACTGTAGGATATGGTCATATCCTTCACTGTAGATATCGTCACGGATGCTCCAATTGGAGCCAGACGCTTCATTCTGTCCTTCGGAGATACAATGTAGTCTTCAACCGCCTGCAATGTTTCTTCTCCGACTGCACTTCCGTCCGGATCCGCAACAACAACCTTAACAGTTCCAGGCCCTTTCCATTCAGCTTCGACCACAGCAGAACCAACACCAGATACCTCTTTCGCCCAACGGACATAATCTGCGTCACATCCTACAAAGGAAACCTCTGCGGAGCGAAGCTTTTCAAGGATTCGTTCACGATATGTATCATCGTCTTCTTCATCTGTTCCGCCTCGGATGGGGTTTTCATTTGTCACAGCAGTGATGTTCTTATTTGCCTGCTTCTGCAATATTACAGTGTTTCTCGTAACATTGTAGGCAGCTCCTGCCATGACAGACGCAACAGCTATATCAATCGTTCCGGAATCCGAAATAGTTTCCTCGACAGTTGTAGCAAATTCAATAGACTCTGTATCTGCTGTTCCTTCCGTACAGAAGACAGTTCCTTCTTCAATCACAGTTCCCGGAGTACCTGTAACAGTCACATGCCCGGAAGCTCTGCTTGCCTGCTTTCGTGTAACCTTTGCAGATACTCCATGCAGATCAAGCCATTCACCCCAGGCCCACATTGGGAACATCAACATCAATGTTCGGGTAAGGTTATACTGTATCAGTCTGGAGATCTCGATTGCAGTTGGCATGGTGAAATCATGCGGAAAATCTGCCGGCATATCAGAAATATCAACCGGAAGATTGTTCATCATCCTCGACTGGATGGTATCAGGATCACTGTTATCTATAAATTCTGGAGTTACAAATTCTTCTGCCAAATTCTCATCTCCTTTTCAATGTTACTTCTAAATCGAATTTTTCCCAGTGTATTGCGTACACTGTAAATTTCACATGGACCACAGATGGTTCCCATTCAAATTCAAAATCCTCTACGGATTCAGTCCTTGGATTTACCATCAGAGCCTCTTCTATGGTACGTTCAATCGCCAGTTCCACAGCTGTATCATCTTCTTCCTTCATGGCATCTTCCATCTCTGCACCGATATCATCATCGTATCCGAGACAGCTATACCTTTCTGTAGCAACTGCCTTTACGCACCATGTCTTATATGCTTCGAGCCCTTCGCTTTTAAGCATGCAAAAAGGAGATTCGCAAACGAAATCTCCTTTCTCTAAGTCCCATGCCACAGATGGCTTGTACTCTGTATCATATTCTTCATTTTCTTCCTCATATTCCGGTATATCCACCACCGGATATAAGTTGTTTTCTGACATATATGTCCTCCTATACCGGTCTGGTTATTATATCAATCACAACAGCGGTATCCTGCACCCAAGCGATCAACACTCTATCTCCTGCCTGTAACTGCCGCATTGATTCCGGAAGATATGCTTTCCCAGAATGCTCAGTCTGCACATCGCAGAATGCATCTCCCGTCTTTCCAAGGGTAAGCTGTCTGCACACCCTGTAATCCTCCTTTGGAATCGCAATCGGAAAAGTGTTCGAGAGTAGGCTACCATCTGCCTGAATTTCTGCAAAATCAAGGCATAGGGGTTTATCTGCGTGCTGTTTCATTCTACTATCAAGAGCTGCTGCCAGTCTCGACACTCCATCATTACTATCAAATGCCATCCTCTACCTCCCGTTAATCGAATGTTCCTTCATCTACCCATCCACATAGGTGTGTTTCGCTCCAATCAAGACCTTCCAGACACCAAGGATGTGCGCTGCCCGGATTACTATGCGTGATCTTTGCTTTTCCTGCTGCAACCTGGTAGCCAGATGACGCATCCGAAGAAACATAATGTGTACCGCCATGGAAATTGACTGTATCGCCAACACTAAAATTTCCAGTCTTTTTCTTGTTTCCAGAACTGGAAGAAGATGAAGATTTCAGCTTTGTTTTCTTTAGGCTTATTGTCATTTCCATCTTATCGCAGTCATGAGTTATTGCTTTTACCCAGTAATAACCGGATCCCGTCGACATTTTTATATGAACAATGTCGCCTTTCCGGATAACTGGCATATCAACAGTAACCACCTTGATTTCCTCTTTCGGTTTTCCATCATCTTCAAGAGTCTCTTTTGCTGTCTTTTTTGCTTCATCCAAGCTATCGTCTTTGGCTCTTGTAATGATCTTCTGCCGGATACCGTATTTCGTCTGTCCATCAACTGTAGCTTCTACTGGTCTGCGCTTATCATCATCTGCCTCTCCAAGAATTTTCACCCTCGTGACCATTCCCGAAGTGCTTATTTTATGAGAAACGCTTATCATGTTCTCGGTCTCACCGAAATGATAGATATTGCTGTTACTGCCAATTCCCAGAATCTGCGCCTTGCCCTTTACGGAACGAATAACGGAATATCCGCCGCCTTTCTTTTTCGCCTCATCCAAGATGTCCTTAACCAGTGTGCCAAGTTTCTTTTTATCTTCCTTTATCACGCCATGAGTTACGTTTGGACCGGTGTATTTGTTTATTGTTATACCCCACTTTTTGAAAAAATCCTGTATAACCTGCTTTGTCCGGGCACCACTTGAATAATATACGCAGTCCTCGGACTCCTGCAGATCATACAGGTTATCATAAGCTTTCAGCTGTAGCGGCTGGCTGCTCAATTTAGCAGATGGATTCCACTCTACAATCCGGCCACGCATGGCTTCATGTGCAGTTCCTGTCTTGTATCGGTAATACAGGTACAGATAACATCCAGGTTTCGTCAAGCTGGAGAGTCTGCCCTTTGTGGTCTTATCGTTCTTCACCGTACACGACAGCTTCGCCGCAAGCTCATTTTCCAGTTCTTCCCAGCCCAGATCTTCAACAAAATTTGTTATGTCGTATTTCTTCTTTTTCTCGGTCACAAGTACCAGATAATAAGAATATTTAAGTGGGTCAACCATCTAACCTCCTTTACGGTATCGTAAGGATAGTTCCAGGGAATATCCAATCCCCTTGGTCGCTATCCTTATGCCCGTATTTTTTCGCAGCCTTTTCTATCGCTGTCTTATTTGCATCATAAATCTTTTTCCAATCTGCTCCTGATCCGTAAAATTTCTTTGCGATATTCCACAGGCAGTCACCAGATTTAATGGTGTATGTCTGTTTTTTCTTATCTGTTGAACTCTTTTTCAGGTTTGTTCGGGTTGTCGTCTTCTTTTTCTTCTTATCAATGCCAAGGTCCTTTGTGGTCTGGATTTTAAGCGGACGATAACGATAAAAGGAAATGCTATAAGAGTAATCTCCTTTCCCGCCAAATTTCTTATATTCAAAGCTATTAATCGTCACATCAACATTGATGCCGCCGCCGGCAGAAATGATAAGGTTCAGAACCGTTCCCTTATCTCGCCAGTTTTCCAGCTTCTTTATAACAGATTTCGGATCCAGCCACTTCGTATGTATGGTGGACATCTTTTTTCTGGCTCTTCCCCAGAGGTATCCATCCCATTCATATGTTCTTATATCAGGTCCGGTTGGAAATGCAAACACGCCCTGTTTTATAATGTCGTATTTCTGATATTTTGCATTTCCTTTGACCCTTATCTCTTTGTCTGGAAGAGAAGGAAAACGAAGGCTGGATTTCTTATTAGCTGCTTCTTTTACAGTTACTTCCATGTTTCCCCTCCTTCCTAAGTTGGCATATTTGCATATGATTCAAGTAATCTTGTTGCCAGTTCACCAGACATCTCATTAATCAGCTCTTTCAGTTTTTCCTTGATGGTATTGACAGTATCATTTCCGCTATTTTCGTTGATATTGAACACAGGGTTCATGTTAATCACAACCTGCCCCTTGTCTCCGCTACCAGAAGAATCTCCAGAAGTCGAGTCTGAGGAACCGCCTGACAACGGAACATCACCAATCATGCCGCCGTCTGCATACTCTTTGACACCCAATGCCCGTCCGGCCTGTAACCACAAGTCCATGCCTCTGCCTCGGCGTTTTGAGCCAAGAGGAATAATAGCTTCTGGACCATCTTCACCTACCCAGGATAATAACGGTCTGGTAATGATGCTTCCCTCTGCATTACCTGCAATAGTAGCTGTAACGGATGAACCTCTTCCAGATGTTGTAATTCCGGCAGATGGCTTTGTTATATGCCAGTTAAGAGTTACATTAACGGTGCATGATGCAGGAATCGGATTAGAGAAGGTAGACTGTACTTCTCCTGCAACTTCAGAATATACTTCTGCAGCATTATTGGTCTGATCGAGAGTTACATCTGTATGTCCGTCTGCTGGCATAGATTCAGAGAATGTACTTTCAACCTCTGACTGTGCCTGCTCTTTTGCTCCGGACGCATCTGTGGTCGCATCAATGATATTAACGTTTGCAGTTGTATTTGTCTCAACCGGCTCCGTTTCGGTCTGTTCTGCGGTTGCGCTCTGTATACCAGAAGTATCAACCTGTACCAATTCCTGTGGAATTGTCACTGTTGCTCCTGCCTGTACTTCAATGCCGTTGGCTGCAAGTGTCCCGGATTCCATGCCAAAGGCTGCCTCAATCTGCGCTGTAGCTGATTCTGAATCAACCTCAACGTTTGATAAGTCCACCTTAACTCCTTCGGCAGTAACAGAAAACTCTGCTCCCTCAGTTGTTAACGCAGACATAGCGTCACTTATTGCAGCTTGTGCGGCATCACCATCAACAGAGGCTTTCAGGCCTTCAAGAGTAATCTCATCGTCAGTCGTTTCTGCGGTAGCTCTGTCAATTGCCTCCCTAAACTGTTCCGGCAAGGTGGCTCTGACACTCTCGTACATAGGATTGTTCGGGTCTGTCAGTACACTCTTCATTTCTTCACTTCCGCTCTCCATAATCTGGTTTGCGTAGTTCTGCCATGCCGCATCTTCGTCTCCTGCTGCCGCCCCAACCTCGATAGCTTCATTGAATCCATCCATAAGAGACTTCGGGATTGCCTGACCGCTTTCTCTGTACTGATCGATAAGGCTCTGCATTGATGAAACATCTGGCTTCATTGACTGATATAGTTCATTTAGTGCGCTCTGATCTGCATCTGCACCGATTCCAAGGAATCCATGACCGTTGTCAAGCGACTGGAACAAGCTGTCAAATGTATTTCCAAGCATTCCATAAGAGCCTTCCTGTAGACTTGTCTCTGCACTTTTCAGTGCTATTTGTGCGCTTTCTGTAAGCTTCTGAATGTTTCCGGTAATCTTATCTCCGTAAGCATCATTCAGCGTATTGCTTCCAAGCTGTAAGGATTTGGAAAGTTCTGATCCTTCCTGTCCTCTGACATACCAACCGGTCATTTCTTGATAATGCTGATTCTGTGCTGCTGTGATTCTGCCAGACTTTTCCATTGCATTCAACTCTGCATACCATTGCGTCACATCCGACTGGACACTTTCCATCGCAGTTTCTCTCTGGCTTCTCATTTCCTCAACCAAATCGGTGAATGAGCCGCTTGTAAGGTCCGCTGCACTCAGCTTACCGTATTTCTGGTTTATCCAGTCCCACTGTGCTTGTGCTTCGGCTTCTTTCCAACGGGCAGTAATGTTATTCATCTTCTCCTGCAATGCACTAATAGCTTCTTCTTCATCCACATCAATGATGCCGTCTCTTAGGGCTTCTGATACCTTTTGCGACAACTGACTGGATAAATCGGATAGCTCTAAATTGTCCGCTCTAGCCCATTCCTTGATGTTCTGGGCTAATGTCTGGCCGTCTTCTGTCCCTCCGAGATATGTCTGGACATGAATGTGAGCCGCAAATGTACGACTCTCCAGTTCAGATATCTTACTTTCAACAAAAGTATTAATATTATCCGTATATTCCTGCTGTTCATCAGCTGTCAAAGTGATTCCAACTCTGCTCTTGAATTCAAGAACATCATTTGATTCCAAAGCTTTCTGCGCTTCAGCTCGTAGATTGTCGGCATTCTGTACTTCATTTAATGCCAATTCGACATTGGTAAGGTACTTCTGATTCAGTATTCCTGCCGCCGCATCTTTGACTTCGTCTGCAGATAATTTAATCTTTCCGAAATGATCTTCAAGACTATTTTCCAGCTGTGTCTCATTGTACTTGTCGATCGCAAGCTTAATGCCGATGATCGCAGCTGTAATTCCCGCTGCCGCAAGTCCAACTTTCGCTCCTACAGGAATCATGGAACTCAGATTGCCTGCAAAGTCCATCACATCGTTTGCATTTCCAGCTGCCTCTGTGATGCTGCCAATAGCATCTCCGATAGGAGACAAGGTTTCCACTATGTTTTTCCCTTTTTGAGCAACCGTAGCTGCTCCTTTTGCAAGAATCCCTGCACTTAACCAAGATGTTAATCCCGCTTTTTCACCGCCAGGAAGAATAGCCGCTGCACTCGAAAATAATGTGCCAAGCCCGCTTGATATTAATTGCGCGCCATCTCCAGAAACCCAATTCCCGAACGGCTTTGCGATTATTGAATCCCATGCTATGTCTATCTTTCCAAACAGATCCGCATTCTTCCATTCATCAGAACCGGTCATGTCAGTGATCTTGCGTTTTACGCCTGCAATCTTATCATCTGCCACATCCATAACCGCATTGATTCCATCCGTTATCTCAGGCATCATATCGGTAATTCCACCTGCAATTCCTCTTAAATACGGAGACAACCGTTTTCCAAAGGCATTCTCCGTACCTTCGATAGCACTCTGCATTAATGTAAAGGAGCCTTTAAGGTTGTCCAGCATCGTGTCAGCCATTCCCTCTGCCGCATCTTTTGAATTGCCAATTGCTGTGCTCAGCTTGTTGTAATCCTCTTCACTGGCGTTGATGATTGCTAACATGCCGGCCATGGCCTCTTTTCCGAAAATGGTTGAAGCTGCTGCTGTCTGCTCAGTCTCAGAAAGTCCACCCAAGCTTCCTCGAAGATTATCTATTACTCCTCGAAGGGATTTCATGTTTCCTTCAGAATCTGTAAGGCTGATTCCGTATTTATCCATAGCTGCTGCCATGCTGTCTGTAGGTGCCGCCATATTTGCCAAAGATGTTTTAAGTGCGGTACCGGCCATGCTACCTTTAATACTTGCATTTGCCATTAAACCAAGCGCAAGAGATGTATCTTCAACGCTGTAATTCATAGCGCCAGCAACAGGAGCGACATATTTAAACGATTCTCCAAGCATTGACACATTTGTGTTGGCATTGGCGCTCGCCTGAGCAAGAACATCAGCAAAATGCCCTGCATCACCCGCCTGTAATCCGAAAGCTGTCAGCGCATCTGTCACAATATCGGAAGTCGTACCAAGGTCTTCGCCAGATGCTGCTGCAAGACTCATAATACCGGATATACCATCAATCATTTGCTGTGGCTTCCATCCTGCCATAGCCATGTAATTAAACGCCTCAGCTGATTCTGTAGCCGTAAACTTGGTCGTTGCGCCCATCTCCTGTGCTTTTGCGGTCAGATCATCAAACTCCTGTCCTGTTGCGCCGGATATAGCTTTTACCTGCGACATCATAGACTCGAAGTCCTGGAAGGAATTAACCGATTCTGCCACACCGAAACTGGCACCGATCAACGATGCCCCTTGCACAACCGGATTTTTTGCTGCACTTGCAAGCGCAGAAATAGGAGCGGTTGCCGCATCTATGACACCAATGGTAGCATTAAACACGCTTCCTCCCCATGATTCTGCTGCATCCTGTGCGGCCCGGATAACCGGCGTAGCTTCATCAGATGCTCCAATCTCGGCATCCCCACTCATTCCATCGAAATTCTCCACCGCATCAGAAGCGGCGGATACTACCGGGGTGGCGCTATCGTCTGCTCCTATTTCTGCATCTCCGGAAGTACCGTCAAAATTTTCTACAGCATCCGAAGCAGCATTGACCGTCTGCGTAGCAGAATCATCTGCCGCAACTTCAACTTGTGTCGTCTCTCCGTCAATCTGTTCTGTTGCATTTTCAACAGCTGAAAGAACAGGAGTTGCATTGTCGTCTGCTTCAATCTCTATCTCAGCCGCTACGCCCGATCTGCGCTGGAATCGTTGTGCCGCCCTGTCTGCCCTCTCAAACGCTCTTTCCATTGCAGTGAGATTCCTGGTCACACTCGACGTTCCGGAACCGGTATTGTCGACTACATTAACAGGAATCTCTATCCTTATCGTTTCTGCCAAGAATCTCACCTCTTTTCATTTTTCTTGATATTCTCTTCAATCCATACCTCCGTAGAGGCAAAAAGAAAGGCTCTGACCCCAGAGGGCAAAGCCATCACTTCATCCGGTCTAATCCCCTGTCTCTGGAATATCCAGTGCAACAGGGCTGATTTATAACCGGACCTTATAAGTTTTTTGCTGTATTAACTTTATCTTCTTCTGTGTTATATCCGCAGAGTTCATCAAGTGTAGTAAGAACTTTCTCTTTCTCTCCCGGAAGAAGAGCTGCTTCGATCACGTCAAGTGCATTGATAATCTTCTTTCCTTTCTTTCTAAGTGCTTCCTGAATATTTTTATTGTTCCATAATTTTTCCTGATCTTCTGCTACAGTTGCATTGTAGATGAGGGAACTGCGGAATTTTGCATTATCCATTCCATCCGTTACTTTCATTCCAGTTCTCTTGTTTTTTGCGTATTTGGTGTACTTTTTCCTGATCTCATACATATCATCATCTGATAATGCATGGACAGAAAAAGCAAAATACAATTTTCCGGAACGAATGATTTTAATTTCCTTCGTTTCTTCATCCACATCATCTGCTGCCTCTAAAATACCATTCAGATAATCCATTTCATTAGCTCTCATATCTTCCTTTAATGCTTCCTCGGCTTCCGCCTCTGTCATATCAATTTCAGTTGTTCTTGGTTCTTCATTTTCGATATTTGCAGTTCTTGCCATGTATTATTTTCCTCCGTTTATAAAAATAAGGGTGGCCAGTTTTAGCCACCCTTGTGTTGACCAGATATCAAATTGTCAGTGATGAACGGGGTTCTACTTCCCCGTTGCAGTGCAGATTATAAGATCTTGATAATGTATCTCCTGTACTTACATTCTGCAGATCCTGGTCACCGCTAAAGATACATTCACGATATGTAATGCGTTCCTGGGAGCCATTACGCCCTTCAATAACTCCATCTAAAGTCATAACCGGGCTTTCTCCTTTATTTACCGCACTAACAACATTGTTGAATAATTCGCCATCCAGAACAACGATCTCCGAAATTGTAATCGTGACTCCAATAGTATTGTTTGTTTCCAGTTCTCTGTTCTGTCCTAATGGCTGATATTTGGTATTATTAAAAGATGTTTTCGACTGAAAACTGCTTACCTGCGCAAATGGAACCCCATCTGCATTGTAAAGCATGGCATCTTTACCTGAACGACTATGTCTCGCGTCTGTTGCAGCACTTGTATTTAACATTCACCTTTCCTCCTTTACTCTGCATTGGTACTGAATCTAAACTTATAGAATGAGTAAATATGTTCCGCAGAATCCTTATCAATGATATCAAGGTCAAAATAACAGTTATCTGCGTCTGCAATATAAGTCGTGCTCTCAGTTACTGTTCCTGCTGTTAATTTTTTTTCTTTGATCATGGCATTGATAATTCCCTGAATTTTTCCAATAATAGTGGCTTTTCCATTTTTATCAGGATCGACTTTTCCAACTAAAGCGTCGGACTGGGCATTTGCTCTGTACAATAACTCATATCTTGTTCTTACACGGCGGATTTTCTTCCAACCTTTATCTTTGTTATCTGGAAGATTGATCAGTGTATTGATTCCAGCATCAATCCATACCTCATCTTCTGTAGACTTACTAAGAACCAAGCATCCCTTCAGTTCCGCTTTTATAATCTGAGTATTTGTAAGCGGTTCTGCAAGATCTACATATCGAGTAATCACCATATGAGTCACTGCCTGATTTGCAGGAGTTGCTGCAATAAGTCCAGCAATCAAGCCGGCAGTCTGATATCCATCCAGAGTTCCCTCATTGATAAAGACTTTTGGATTGAGAACATAAACTATATTCTCACCATCAAATCCTGCTGCCGCATTCATTCTTTCGTCTAAATCTTTGTTATCTTTCTCTGCAACAACTCCAATCCCAAACTGACTGGTTTCATAAATTCTGTCCAGAAATGCCTGTAACAGCGCATGTACTGCTGTATCTTCTGTATCAACACAAATTGTATTGAAGAAATATTTTTCTGCCTGTGAAAAAGCAGCTGAATAATTGGCAGTTGCTACTGTAGGATTCTTTCCTCCTGTAAACGCTGTCTGATTCACATTAGTCATGATTCCTTTTGCAGATTCTTCAAGATTAGCCGTGAAATTCTTTGAATTTGCAAAAGCACTTACAAGACTTGCAGCTTCATTATCGCCTGCTGAAAAATATACTTTTTCAAATTCAGTAGTTCCTGTATAGATAATACATTCTTTCCTGTCTTTGTCAGTTAAGCGGTTTCTAATAGTTACAGAAAATGGCATCTCTCCTGGATGTTTTGCTGTGATCTTAACTTTTCCAGTTGCAGCTGCAAGACTTACGCTCGCCACAGCTCCGCCCGTTCCATTAAGGCGACAGCAAATAACTTTCTTTGCACCACCATACAGAACTTCACGAATCAGGTCAGTCGTTAATCCATCTCCGTAGATTGTTGTGTAATCGTCTCCTCTCTCTAAGACTGTTACTTTATCTACTGGTCCAAACGTTGCTTTAAACACAGCTACAACAACTCCGTCAATTGCCCCGAAAGAATCATCGTCACCATTCTTATCTACGTTGAAATAACTTCCTGGTCGAACTTTTGTACCTACTTCAGGAATCTGGAAATATTCCGCCATTATTTGACCTCCTTCTTCATAAATTCTTCGACAAGCTTCTCAGCTTCTGAAACAGTCATGCTTTTCTTTTTTGACAGTTTCAGTGCCACCATCGCGCAATCAGGGCAAGAAAAAAGCTGATCGCGTGCGGCAATCAGCTCATCTACCCCATATTCCGTTTCTTTCTCTGCCGGAAGAACTTCTTTTGTTTCTTCCGGAGCATTTGTTTTCTTTGTTTCTGCCATTGCTTCTCCTTTCAATTTGTGAATTCCATGCCTATTCTTGCAATATTATGTTTTTTCACACTGCATCTGAGACATCCATATTTACCAGTTATAGTCAGCTGTCCCTCTCTGAGGTAATCTGACTTATTATTCAGTTCTAATCCCTGAATAGTCATAGGGGAATCATCCAGCATGATTATCTCCTCATCTATGGCTACCTTCTGATTGATAGATGCAAGTGTCTTTAACCTTGTGCCAGCTCCCGGATAAATCAAATGTACAGCAATCTTCCCTACAAACCATGAAATCGTATTCATACAATGCCCTGTCGTATGCTGTATATTTGCCAATCTGCAATAGAACACGGGAGTTCTTGATGTTTCGACAAAATCTCCAACATTGTCTATGCCAAGCACTGTTGTCTCTGGAAATATCTTTTTGATATACGCAGCTACCGCAAGAACCGGATCAGGATCCGTGCTGAACTGTTCGGGGTATTCGAGGATGTCAAATGCCATTTCTTTGCACCACACCTCTTTTCCCTCAATCGCATACGATTCTGTGCGCGCCCACGCCACGCAAAACGGTGCTTCTCCTGCCGGCTTCATCAGGACGTCCTGAAGACAGTGCTTCACAGCTGTTTCAATATCTTCAATTATCGTACTGGTTTTATCCGTATACATTGCAACATACAAGGTTCCCGCCGATGATCGTTCCTGATTGACCTGCATATCGATACGGTAGCATATCCTCGGATACTGCGTGGCTCCTTCCCATCCTTCCTGCTGGTCTGCCGGAAACTCAGAATCAAATATTGCAGGTGCTCCGGCATATGTAGCAAGCATTGTCTGCAAATTTTCGTCTGCAGAGAGACGTTTAAAAATCAGTTCGCTAAGATTCATCCGCAGCCTCCTTGTATTCCTGAACAGTACGAAGACCATCGCCCGAATATCTTATTTCCCACTCATTTTTATAAACTTCTGAAACAGGTATGAAGAAATGATTCTGGGTATTTGTCTTCTCATTCGGAAACATGACTGTGATCCGTTCCTCAGAAGCATGATAAACAATGCCAGATATTCCTTCTTTCCATGTTCTGTGCTTTGCATATATGAGTGTTCCTCTGCGTACTTCGTTCACATCGAATTCTATTCGTTCAATATGATTAATCAGCATGTCAGCCTCCTATCTCTGCAAATATAGCCATGATATTCGGCAATGCCGTCTGCTGTATTTTGTCAACAAAAGGACGGGCCGCCATCTTTCTGGTACCATGTTCCAGATAGCCAGCATATCCCATACCTGAAGTAATGCATACCGCACCGCCGCTCATATGCCAGTTATTTTTTAAATGTCCGCTCCGAACACCCGGTGGACTGCCCGGAGCTGACGGGCTTGGATTTGCCAGTACAGATAATGCAGCATTTCTAAGGGCATTTGAAGCCCTTGGATATCTTGCGATCACCTGCTGCTCTATCCGTTCCTTGTCTGTTTGAACTTGAACTTTTACTGCTTCTGCTGCTTCGGCAGGTGTCATTTCAGATCATTCCTTTCTTCAAGATATATTAAGCCAGTTGCTCCAAGGTTTCCGGGATCCTCAAACAGGAGAACGAGAAAGGTTCTCCCTGCGGTGGTTAAATAGTCTCCCTGCTTTACATCTGCAGAATCCCGGATAACAAGAGTGTGGGTTAAGGAATGCTGTTCCTGATCCCACCTGTGTTTCATCCTTTCAGATTCATGTGTAGATGCTTCAGCAAGTATTCCTGATATCTCGCCTTTCGCTTCAAAATCTGACACAGGATGTCCGAGTATGTTGCGAATGCTCTTTCGTCTTACCACAAAATCCGTCCATAAATTTCCCGGTCTTAGATACATTAGGCCAAATGGGCTTATCATATGTCATCACCTTCGCTCTCTTCATGGCTCATCATTCCGTTATAGAAATACGGTGGTGGCTGTTTACTTGTATCTCCGGCATTCATCAGAATAGCCGATGGGGATACGGAAGCAAGTTTCAGGTCTTTCTTCAGCTTCTCATATTCTTCCTGCCACAATTTAGCCCTATCACCAAATTTGAATGATGTAGGGCCAACCGTTGTATCAGGTTCAAAAGAAAACCTGCGGAATATGCTTTCAAGGCACTTTAATTTTGCCCGTTTCCAATCTTTCGCAGACTGAACATCATCACACAAAACGATGTATTCCTCGTCTGACAATGCACAAGTTCTCTCTTTTCCATCTACCATCACATCTCCAAGTTCAAACCTCATTCGGTCTTTCCCATATGATGTGATCATGGCAGGTTCATATGTATAAGTTCCTGCCATCAGGCATCACCTTTACTTTCTTCCTGTTCAATGAGATTTTTGGCTTTTGACTCTGCTGCTTTTTTTACGGTTGCTCTGGAGTCAAGAGCATTGATGATAATAAGCGTTGTATCGTCCTCAATATCCCCTCTAATATGAGCTACAGCAGCATCTGCACTCATCTGCATAGTTTTTACTGCATCCTGCATCTGAGGCTCTGTAACGTCCAAATCAATCGTCTCGTTACCTTTGACAATTGGAATAGAAAAGCTTACCTCTCCTACCATAGCAACACATTCTTCAAGATTATCCTCCGGAATAGCGTCATGAATCACTGATAACAGCCCCATCTTTACTAAACTGGCGTAATCAACCACTTCTTCAACCGGGACTTCTTCACCAATGAAATATTTCTTTCCATTTAGATTGCATGGCTTGTTTGCAACAAGTTTCATAGGTTCCTCCTTAAACTGCGGCTTTATAAAATCTTGCAAGATCGTCAGATGTCTTCTTCATATCTGTCGCCATAAGGCCTTCAATGTACTCGGTATGTGTGCCATTCTCTCCAAGATAGTTCAGGATCGGAAGCATCTGTCCATTGCCGAGCATATCCCATGTGAAGATATAACCTGCAGACGGTTCATCGATACTCGGTGTGTTAGTTGCATAAGCCAGTAGAAATGCGTTCGGATCTCCGATATACTGCATATCTTCATCAGCTCCCATATCAGCCTTATTCATTATAGATCTCAGCACTGCAACTTTTTCTACCTCAAACAGCTGTGCCAGAACATTTTCTGTTACAGATGCCGGATTAGCTGTACTTCCACCATATTTTACCCTTTCCAGAACTGCCGGATGAACTTTAAGTGAATTAAATACATTAATGCCAAGAGCCATACGGTTCGGTGTGCGCCCGCTGATCTGATTCATTTCCGTTTTTTCATTATCTACGAATGCAATCGGATCTGAATTGTCATTTGAGAATTTGATAAACTGTCCGGTGCTTGGAGCTGTTGAATCAACGCCTTCTTTTTCGTTTTTCCATGCTCCGGCTTTGAAATACTTTTCAGCGAACAATCTATCCTGATGGATATTTGCCTGCTCAGCAATAGTTCTGGTACGCTGCTGCTTCGGCTGGATAACAGATGGTCCCTGACGTCTTGTAAGGTCAGTCTGGCGAATCTGGTCGATTCCCATAATCATCTGGTCAACATGGCAAACATATGTCTCTGTTGCCTCTCCAATTACTGTAGGAGATACTTTTCCATATGCCGGTTTTCTCTGCCAGTTATCTCTCAGAAGATCTTCCCTACTGAAAATGTAATAATTGTCAGAAGAAAGACTTACCGGACAAGTCGGGAAAATAGCTTTTGCAAAATAATTGCTGGCATTCTGGTAATAAGCCAATGCCATATTGGTAAGTGCTGTGTGTGGTCTAAAAACGCCTTTTGCGATTTCGGCCTGGATTCCTGCTGTTGTACTTCTTCCCATTATCATTTCCTCCTTTTACGCTTTTGCTTTCTGATATTTTGTAATCTGAACTTTGCAGTATCCACCGGCAGCTACAGAATTAAGAGCTACGCCAATTACATATTCGCCAGCTTTTGCAACTGCTGCCTTACCTCCGGTCGTAGCTGTTACTTCCTGCCCTTTTTTAATTTCCGCAGAAGCAATAGCAAATCCGATGTCCTTGATCTGAATCTCAAGATCATCACCTTTTACAACCTTTCCGGATTCTACTCCAGAAATATCATTGTATCCACCTTCGATAATGGATAAGCCGAGCAGGGGTGCCGTTCCATTTGCGGCGATCACTACATTTCCATCTTCATCATATTTCAGAATAAGATTGCGGACATCTGCAATATCAGCTCCTGCCTTTTCTGCAATTGTTACAGACTGATTGATCATTGTTCCATTAAAATTTTTTCCCATCAAATCTTACTCCTTTCTTAATATCCTGCTTCCGTTTCATACTCATCCAAGAGTTCTGGATGATCCTCCCACGCTTTTGCAAGAGCTGCACTATATGTCAGAGCAGAGTCTTTTTCCATGTAGCCCTTTGCAATAGTGTCGATCTTACTTTCTGCTGCAGACTTCTTAATAGATGCTACAGGATTGCCTGAGAAGGACTTCCCAATTTCGCTAAATACGCCAGACTTCTCAACCATAGCAACGCTTCTGTCCAGAACGCTAATCATATCATTGTATGCGGTTCCGCCTGCATCCTTTAAAGACTTCAGAGTTTTCACTAATTCTTCCGGCTTTTCTCCGACAATCTCATATTTCTTTGCGACATCAAGAAGCTCTCTTTCTTCTGCTTCTGCCGCTCTCTTTTCCAGAGCCTCTAATCTTGCTCTTACAGCAGGATGTAATCCTTTGTAGATATCATCTCCGGTGTCTGCACTTGTCTCTGTTGTAGGTGCTGCTGGTGGCGGTGTTACTGACTTCTGAGTTTTCGTAACTCCGGAATCATCTACAATATCCGGTTCTTCTGTTGCAGATGCGCTCTTTCCAACAGGTTCTTCTGTCTGTTCCTCTGTTTCTACTGCATATTTCTTGATCAGCTCTTCATAAGCAGCCCTTTCTTCTGCGGTCATTTTAGACTTGTTGATTTTAAGCATGTCTTCCAATTCCCCTTTCTCATTATCTTCGTTTGATTTTTCAATAATATCTGTCAGATTCTTATGCGCCTTCATAACCATCTGAAGATCTGTTTCATCTGGTATATCCAGATTCTTTCTGATATTCGTCGCTGTGCCTGAAGCCCAGTTTGGGATATATCCTTTCATTGCCGTCGCAAACTGTTCTGTGCTTGTTTCCATTGCAGTCTGTTTCGCAGAGCTGTCCATCTCTGCATCACACAAGATAGAATTCAATGAGTTCTGCAGTGCATAGCAAGTGGACCAGATTTCATCTCTGATCGCATCCATGCTGACAGCATTGATCTGTTCATTGAATGTTGTTGCTGATTTCGTAATTTCTGAGCCTGGCTTACTCAATTCACCCGTAATCCAGTTCACAAATCGTTTGAAAAGGCCTATCTCCGGATTCGGAATTTCTTCCCCGTCCTTGCTTTTCTTTATCTTAATATTTGCCATCTGGTTAGCTCCCTGGTCCACAAAATCAACTTTCTTTATATGCAGATCTTCAAGTTTTGTCGCCAAGTTATTCCCTCCTTTCGCTTTATTTATCAAAAAAGCACCGTTTCCGGTGCCTATTGATCAGATTCTTCATCTTCCACTTCTACTCTCTTTGCTTCTCCCTCTATAGAAAACATGGAGTATGTTCCATCTTTAACCTTTTCCCATACATCGGCATCTGTTACCTGAAAACCGATCCACCATCCCGTTGGAAGTGTTCCCTCTGGAATACCCATAGCTTCCATCTTTTCTTTTGTAAATACTGCACTTTCAATCAGTCTGGCAACGCCGCCTCTTATATGCATCTCTCCACCTTCCCGGTAAAGATCAACAAATTTGTACGCCGCCTGCTCCAGTTCCTCTGGTTCGATGATGTCATGCTGCAGGTCTTCCAGCACTTCTCCATCTGCGGTAATCGAAATATTGGCCCATCCGAACGCCTGCATTTTTTCATCATCGGATTTCTTGATCTGAAATTTTCTTTTTTCAACCGGTATGTCTTTCGATTCCGGTTCATTTCTTATCTTCATGATTTCATTAAACGATTTCATATGTTGCCTCCACATATTTGACCGCACATTTGCACCGAGGATGCAATGGCGGCAATAATACTGTTACATTCCTTCTTCCTGACTGTGTCTCAAAACTATCATCCATACTAATCTGTACGCCCTCAAGAGCTTGGCACTCTTTGCACACTCTCCCATCCAGAGCAGTTGACCATTCTTTCTTCATTTCCGGCATCAAATCATGCCGCATGGCTTCTCTGATGAAAGCATCTGCTCCCGCATTGTATGCCTGTGCAATCTCTGTCCTGGCAATCGTTTCAGCTCTATATCGCTGTTGTCGTTCAGCATACTTCGCAGCCGCTGTTCTGGCCTTTCTCTCAATAGATTCTTCTTTCATGCGTGGATGATCTGCTCTCAACTGAGTCTTCACACTGTTATAATGCCTCAGATTCGCTGCTGCCTGCCTCTCCGTCAAGCCAACCGTTGGCCGGATATATCGAGCAGTTTCATCGCTACCCATACCTAATGACTGGGCTTCTGCAATCAAATAGCGAACTGCATTCACCTGATCACTACAGACATTCGTAATCAAATTACCCGTTCGATTTATAATCCAATCTCTCACATAGATTTCTGAACTAATCTTTTCTTCCAGAGCAACAAATTCAGCTGTTGAATTCCACGCCGCAAAATAAGCACTTTCCCATGATGCTGTCATTTTCGAGGAAAGAAAAACGGAATAATCAGAGAACCATTGGTCGAACAGGCTCTGTGGATCCGCTTCTCCTATCACGATTTCTCTAAGGTCTTTGTATAACATTACCGCTGCCTGATCTTTCCAGAACCTTACAAGCCATTTCATCGGCTCGTCCAGATTACTCTCAAGATAATTATCAAGGGCTTCAAGAACCTTCTGTGATTCTACGCTTTTTTTAATCGTTCGAGACCTTGCCCGCATCTTCAACATATATTCACCTGCCTAACCGTTTCTTCGCTTCTTCGATTTCCTGATTTTCCTCAGGCTCAACATCTGATGTTTTGCCTTCTTTTTCCGGCGACCTTCTCTGTGCTTCCCGCTGTTCATCCTTATTTCTAGGATCATCTAACAACGTTCTCTCCGGCAGATTGGCAACTTCTCTTACATAATCCTCAAGATCTTCATCCGGAATAAGGATTCCAACTCCAACCATGTCTTTCAGGAATGTAGACAGCTTCGTAATATCTCTCTTGTCCACATCGCCATGTGCAAGCTGTGGATAATCTGTTATTGCATCAAAATGGGCGCCATTCATATCTATTAATGACGGAATGCCCTGATTATTGAATGTTTCGCATATGATGTCCAAGAACGCTCCAAGAGCAACTGCGAACAGTTCTGTTTTATCTTCGCTCAGTGCAAAGCTTCCTGTCTGCTCATGCCCCAACATGATGAAATCCGCCATAACAGTTTGAGCAATCTTGGCATCATATCTATTTATAATGGCATTCGTATCAAACTGTCTGGTTCCGCCAGTGCTCAGAAGTTCAGCTTCATATCCAAACGGAAGAACAAGTCCCTCATATTCGTTTCTGCGGATGTTCTTGACCATGGATGTAAGTGCTGCATTAATAGATACCAATTCAGGGTCTTTATCGTCCCATATGTCTACACCATCTGGTGCGTGCAATACCGGAAGTCCAGCAAGGTCTCTTTCAATTCCAATTGCTTCGATTTCTTGAATTCTTCTTTTGAAGTACCAAGACCGATAGGCATTTCTCAGAATGCTTCGTCCCTCAGGATTGTCTTTTATGCTCTCTGTTCTGAACAGCATTGCTTTGCTGATCGGGATGGTAAGCAATCCATAATCCGGCGGAGGTTGCTGAGTCATTCCGATCAAGTTGTCTTTATCGTCATATTCCCATCTGTACAACGTATCCTGCGCTCTGGGCGGAATCTTCTGCCATCCAATCAGTCCATCTGAATATTTGCTTGATGTTTTTCGATTTTTTGTTTTTCCCATCCTGCGCTTGTAGACAATTTCATGAAAGCTCCAACCGTATGCGAGAAATGATAAAATCTCTGAGATGGTGTCAGTCCATGTATTCTGCATATCGTCCAGACACGATTCTACAAATTCTGCTGCCTCTCGATCCTTTGCACTATCGCCACCCGGCTCAACATGCCATTTAACCTGGCGAATCAGCATCTTAATGGCAAACATTATCGCTCCAATCGTATCGTCATTATCCAACATTTCACGATATGTCTTTATGCCTCTTATTCCAGACAGCTCAGGAAGAAACTCTTCGTTGAACACGCCTTCCCAGCGTTTTTGTCCAATCCGTCCATACTCTTTCATCTTCATCACCTCTCTTTCTGGCTATATTAGCCCCAATAATTATCTTTTGACAATTTCTTCATCGCGCCAACACTTGGTGCAGTACCTGTGTGCTTCTTAATCTTTCCGAGATATAATGCTAACGCAAGAGCATCTGCCCGGTCAGGAGAATCAAGTCCTCTTTTCTTCATTTCCTTTTTTGGTTCAATCTCAAGCTTTCCATTACTGGCCATGGTGTATTTTCTGGAAGAAAGCTGACCAATCGTCTGCTCATCGTCTTCAATAACAATCTGTTTGTTATCAAGGAGATCTCGCATACTGGCCCACATAGCGGTAGTCAGGTTATTGTACCTTTCAGCTGCATCTTTACCTGCTGCCGTATCAGTCTCAATCTTTTCAGCGGCATTTATCGGGATAACTTGCATCTTGTATAGCTTCTGTTCTTTCCGGACTTCCTTTAATCGGTCAGTGACGCCTCCTCCAAGTCCTGTATCATCAATCTGCACATATACCTTGCTTTCATACGTTGGATGTTCTCTGTATATCTTTTTGAATTCCTGTACGATATCCCCTACAGTAGCCATCAGGTTCTGCCCTCGCCTGTTCCGGACTATCTTGCAATGTCCATGATAGTTACGATATATGATCGTTTCATCATCTCCGAAACGGGCCACATCCACCCCCAATGATACAAACTGCATTCCGTCCGCATCATCAAGTTCCAGCAATTTACTGCTGCACTGCTCGATCAGGCTTAACGGAATAAATACATCATCTTCCTGATTCGGAAATTCTCCCCGAACACGAACACGAACTACGTTCGAATCCCATCCATACTTTCTTATGAGCGAATCAATATTTTCTTTGTTTGTTCTACTGCTGTCTGCAGATGATACAGTGTGGCATTTATACAGTGCCCGGTCTCTGGTGTGTGAATCATAAAATGTACCAGAGGTTCTTGTTGGGTTTCCGCATAGCAGGAGTTTATTATTGGCACCTGAAAGAGTACCAAGGATAGCCTCCATGATCGGATCCGCAACGCCGGAAGCTTCATCAACGATAAAAAGCATGTTATCTTCATGGAAGCCTTGCATATTCTCTGGCTTTGTAGCAGTCCTGGCAACACCAAACCAACGCTTTTCATTGCCAACCATATAAACATAGGTCTTTGTCCATTTCAGAAGCATGGAGAGTAATTCAGACTTACTCATCCACTTAGAAATCTCAGACCAGAGGACATCGTGCAACTGCTGTTTGGTTGGTGCTGTCGCAACGATTCTTGGATATGGGAAACAGGTAATAAACCACAGGAACACTGCTGCCTCAAGACCAGTCTTTCCTACACCCTGTCCAGATTTAATACTGACTTTTGGGTTTGCCGCTAAATCTCTTGCAGCTTCCGCCTGCCATTCATCTGGTTCAAAGCTGAGCACCTCCCGGAAGAACATAACCGGATCATTTCGCCACAGCGGTATGCTTTCATCAAGGAATTCAGAGAACTGTATATCATCCATCTTTGTTCTCTCCTTCCCTTGCTTTTACCACAGCTTCGGCCCATGCACGAACAACTTCATTGCCCTTGCTTTCTCCGGCAATCTTCTGCTTTTCAAGCCTCAGCTTCGCAAGTGCTTCAATAGCCTTGGTCTTCTTTGACTGTACAGTAGAAAGTTCTTTTTCCAAACGAGCAATCATATTGTCCTTGTTTTCCATATTTGTCATCATGTTATATGTGTTACCCGGAAGACGAGCTCCAGAAGCAACCTTTTCTTCAATGCGTTCTTCATAGAGCTGTTTATCTTCATCTGATTTGAAAGCTCGCTTGTCTTCAGTTCTGGTGAAGCCGAACAAAGATACTTCTCCATTCATATTCCGGTATTTATTGATTGCCGCCATGATTCGTCTTTCCCTCACGGCAAAGAGCTGAATCTGTTCGATCAGGAGCATTTCTTCGTCCATCGGGATATCTTCGATCATATCTTTTTCAGACTCATCAAGGACATCCCAATAGACAGAAGAATACGCTCCATGTTTCTCTGCGATCTTATCTCCCTGTTTCAGTGGACCGCCTTTGTTTCCTACAGCATTTTTGTTACCAGGTTGTCCGCCTTTATGGCGAGCGCTCGTTTTTTTCTTTTGCGAGCGCTCGTTTTTTTTCTTTTTTGCATCCCCATCCCAATTCTGGGTTGATTTCCAGCGTCGAACTGTACTGGCCGGGACGTCCAACTTCTTGGCAATGTCAACAAGTTTCATCCCGTTCTTATACATTTCCTCAGCTTCAATGCTGTTGGGACTTCTTGCCCTTGCCAATGGACACCCCTCCCTTCCATCATCTTATTTCGGCATACGCAAAAGGGAGAGGTTGCACTCCCTCTCCCCGCTTTTTGTTCTATGTACAATAGAACAGTATTAAATTTTTGTGATAAATTCAGCTTTTGAATATCCCGTCACCCCTTTTGTCATCATCTTCAAGAAGTCTTCTTTTGAAAAATCAGACAATCGGAAGATTTCTTCCGGTCTCATTCCAAGCTGTTTTCCGATTTCTTCAACCGTTTTGCCTTCGTCCATGAGCTCTTTTACAATTTTCTTCATTGGTTCGAGCAAATGAGTACCTCTTGCCCTGTTGTGGGTAACGGTACCGTAAATATCTTCTGAATGCTCTTTATGTTCTACAATAACAACAGGAACTTTCCCATCCAGTTTAGAACATAACGGTTCCATTCCGGCAACTGTCCATCTGTGGAATCCATCGATGATCGTCATGTCTGGGCGAACAACAATCGGAAGTGTCCAACCATTCGTGAGAATAGACTGGATAAGCAGTTTCAAATTCTCCCTCGAAACTTTGTTCGGGTTGTAATCATTCGGTTTCAATGAGTCCCTGTTTACCCATCGTAGGGTAGACAACGGTGCTGACAGCTTATTATCCATGCTTTTTCTCCTTCTTTGCATTATTGATATAACGACCATATATTCTCTGATATAATGCCCTGAATGTCCTCATTTTAGGATCACCGGATATCAGACCTTCGTAAATATATTTATAATCCTCTGGCGTTGCAATCGCAGATACTGCCATAAAAAAATTTCGATACCTTTCTGCTACCTGTAGCTTATGTGGAGTATCGAAAATCTCCATATGATTAAACAGGTATATTAATTCCTGCTTATAGTCCTTCTGCTCCTGTCCTTGCTCCGCTTCTTTTCTTTTTCGAGAGCTTCTGCCGAACATCTCGCTGTCCCAATATAGGGAAGCCAGATATGCGTTCGGTTCTCTCCGTATAATCCGTTCCATAAGATCGGGGTAATACTCATTCATCTTTACAAGACTTCTGGCCGTATCAACAGAAAAGAACTGGGATACTCGCATCTGCCTCTTGCTGGATCCTGACTGCCAAAGGAACAGATATATCTCCGGGATGTCTACATGATTTTTCAGTAGAAAGAGCCATACATCATTGTCTGTCCAGTCGTAGATTGGGAACACCTGTTTCTTTGCGGTCATTTTATTTCCTGCTTTTGTCATGGACGCAATACTCTGAAGTCTCTGTACGGATTCCGCTGTCCTGATGCCAACCATTGTAATTCCTGATACGGTTGTTCTCGGCAGGAAATCCTGATAAGCATCAAACCTTGGGCGTAACAGTTTATGGTTCCTTATTGCGAATGAAGGTGGCTGTCTTACCCAGACATCTTGCTTCGTAGAATCCCAGCAGATAAATGTTTCGTCATTTGACAGTTCATTGAAGCAGTTAAAATGCTTTACCTCCACACAATACCATTCAAACTTTGCTCCCATCATCATAAAGATACGCCGCCATTTCTTTGTCATATCTTCCATGCAAGGAAATATTGCCTCTTCATCTATGAACTGCACTGTAAGCTGCTTCATATCAATCTCGCCCCGGTTGGCTAGATTTACCATCAACTGTGCCACACATAAACTGTCCTTTCCACCACTGAAGGAAAAGAACACTGGCAGACCATTTCCGAATACATTTTTTATCCGGATCTCTGCAGCTTTTACAACATTGATATTGGCTTCACATCGTTTTACAGCCATATCTTTTCACCGCAGTTCGGGCAGATAACAAACTTCCGGGTTTCTGTTATTTCCGGTTCTGCTTCAGTGGTACTCTGTCCTCCTGCTGTCGGATTATCCGAAGTGTTCGGCTTTTCCGAACTGTTCTCTGAATTATTGTCCGGCTTTTCTTCTGATACTGCTTTCTGTTCTCTCTTTTCATTTGCCTCTTTCATCTTCTGAATCTCAGATTCATCCAATGTGCCATACTCCGAGAGCTTGTCAGTCACTTCGTCCGCATCAGCAACCATCTGCTGCAAAATTTCTTCATCATATCCAGGGATATCCAGATCCCCTTGCAGTTCCTCAAGGAACTCATTCAGGGTTTCCAGATTGTCGATTCCAAGAGCATAGGTCTTATTATCTGCTATCATAAGTTTCTTCTTGTCATTCTCTGAAAGCCCTGTCTTTACATATACGGTTGCTTCCTGATATCCAAGGTTTACCATAGCTTCGTATAAGCCGTTGCCGATCAAGATCGTATCATCTTCATCCACAACAATTGCTCTGGTCTGTCCGAACTTTTCAAGGGAGCGTTTCAGCTCTCTGATCTGCTGTTCTGAATGTATTCTAACGTTTTTCTTGGGATGTTTAAGGGCATCCAGCCTTTTTGTAGTAACGTTCATTTTGTCCTCCATTTCTGAAGGGCAATGGCTTCCGGCTGCAACCGGCTATTTGATAGCTTTTAAAAATTCTCTGGCTCCATCGAAATGCTGTGCCGCATTTTCAACTATGGTCTTATCAATGTCGTAAACTTCTTTCCATCCCTGCTGTTCTGTCTCCATGTACTGTCTGGCAGGCCATGGATGTGTACCGCATAAATATCCTTTCTCCCAGTCATATATGGGCGGGAGCTTCACGTCATAATAGTGAATGTATGCAAGGATATCTTCATGTCTCCACTCTGCAAGGGGGCTGTATCTGGTAATTCCGGCTGAATTGGTATAGATATTATCTTTTCCAACGTAATTGCCATCCGCTTTCCTACGCCCAAGCAAGAGTATATCCAGCTGATGTTCTTTATAGTATCGCGCCTGTCCTCTATGCTGTACGATGTGAAACCACTGCGCTGCCTTATTGCTTTTATCCGGAAATAACATATCCTGATGCTTTTTCAGCCATTCCATATTCTGTCCAGTATTAATAACCTCAAGGCCAGAGGGTTTATTCTGCTCTATCCATGCAATAAATGCCGGATATTCCAGATTGCACCTTACAAGGACGCTCTGATCAATGCCGGCTTTCTCACATATCTCTCCAAGCACAAGCGAATCTTTGCCTGCGCTCCATGCGTAAGCAACTTTCTTACCCTTACATTTTTCTTTGATAGTTTTGACCGTCACTTTTATCAGCTGGTCCAATTCTTTTTTCGATACAGTCTCTTCGATATGATCAATAGCTTCCTGCCATTGCTGCTCATTTCGAATCGACTGTTTTCTACCGAGCATGTCCTGCCTCCGTTCTGGTTGCTATCAGGGGCACTAAACCGCTTAACAAGACAGTTAAGAGGCTTCCCATTGTTTTATATGGTCCACTGTTCAGGATGCTGCCGTAGGCGAATACAGGAAGCCCTACTGCCAATGAAGTAATCACTCCTGCGATTATTCCTCCAGATGTCAGGCGAACTCCTTTCAGTGTCAGTACTGTTGGTAACAGTGTGGATGCTCTCAATGTCCCATAGAACAGAAACAGGTGCGTAACTGTTATTCCCGGTATATTTGCAATCAGGATTCCTGCTGCCAGTAAAACTACCATTGCTGTTCTGGTTTTTCTGATATCCTTTCCGCCTGACAGATCTGTCGTCAGTGAAGAAACAGCGCATAGATTACTATCCACCGTAGAAAGCAATCCGGAAATAATCATAAAAAGAAATGGCAGTACCGCCCATGATGGAAAGAAATGCCGGATTAGCTCGAAATTAATGGTTCCAAGGTCCTGTGCTTGATATCCTGTACCTGCTCCCATTAGTCCAAGGATTCCCATTGACAGCGGAACCACCGCAAAAAGAACTGCTCCAAGAAGAAACGCTCTTCCCAGCTTCTCTTTTTTTACTGCAAACGCTCTCTGCCAGAAACTCTGGTCTCCAAACGGTCCAGATAATAGACCGATTGTTGTAGGAAGGCCAAAAGACAGGAATATCTCAATTCCCCTTCCAGAGAAAAGTGTTGTGCAATCTCCTGATATACCGCTCAGTCCCTGTATAATGCCCTGTGTTCCTGTATTTCTTACTCCGAATATTACAAATAGGCTACATGCAACAAGCATGAATACCATTTGAATAGCATCTGTAAGCATAGATGCTTTGATTCCAGAAAACAGGGAATATGAAATTGCTATGCAGGCAAGCAGAATAGTCATGGCTTTGAACGAAATTCCTGTTACTGCACTAAGGATCTGACTTCCTGCAAGAAGCTGAACTCCCGTTGACAGAACAGACAGCCCGATCAGCTGAAAGAGGTAAACTCTTTTCACTCCATCGGATTTGTATTTTTCTTTCATGTAACCAGACAGTGTCATTCCTTCCGGCATTTCCTTCCGGATTCTCTTTGCAAAAGGAATAAATATCACCAAGCATAAAGCATTTGGCACTAAGAACCAGAAAAGCCCAATCCATCCGGCCGAATATGCTTTTTCTGTTGAAACAAACAAAGCCGGCGCCCAGATCCACGTCGCCGCAATACTCAGTGCGGACAGGATCCAGTTCTCAGACCGGCTTCCAACACAAAAATTTACTACATTTTTCTCTTTTTTAGTCATGGTCACTGTCGCCAGTATCATGATCGCTGCGTAGACAAACAGCATAATTATTCCATTCATGTATGATCTCCTTTATTTTTCTAAAGGAGCATTTTACCTTTACATTTATATCCCTCCCGTCCAAAGGTTTACATTAAAAAAGCCACCAGATTTCACTCTGATGGCTCATGGCTCATGATAAAATTTTACCCGATTATCATACACCATTTTCGTTATTAAGTCAATGTTAAGTTAACGGTTTTCGATATTTTCTGTTTTTTCAAAAAATTCTCAGTCCGTCAATGCCAAAAAACAATGAAGACAAGCGCTCTTTCGCAATTTTTATGTCTTCGTATACTGTCACTTTACTGACTGAATATTTTTTCGAAATTTCATCAATTTTCATTGGTTTCTTCGAAATGTACAGATCCTTGATGATCTTATAACGCCTCTTGTCCCTGTCTGATATCTTGCTACAGTATATGCGGTATACATCGAGCATTTTATCTATATGTTGTACCATGAGAGCTGTTCTTTTGGCAGAAGTCCGTATTGATTCCACAATAACCTTGTCGTCTTTCATCTCCATAATGTCTTCCAGTATTTCTGTGACCTCTTCTCTTTTTGAATCCCTCGATTCATATACAGCATTTTCACAGGATGCCTTGAGAGTCCTGTAGTTTCTGAGGAGCAATTCTGTATTGTGAAGTCTTCGGTCTATTCTTTCTTTTTCAGCCCGGCGCTGAGCCACCAGCATTGTATCGCTTGCAACCTGGGCTCCTGCCACTGCTGCCTGCTGAATCATTTCTTCAACATCTTTTTTGCTCATAACAACGAATTGTTTTTCTGTATCCATGCTCCACCTCACACATATTTCTTTCCAGTCTCAGGATCCTCGAATTTGATTCTGTCACAGAGTTTGAATCCAAAACCTCTGGCAAGCCTCTTTACCATCTTCACAAACAATTCTGCGTCCTCATCCTTTTTGCTTCTACTTGCCCTGTACACCAATGTTCGGGTTCTATCCGCTGCGCAGATTGCATCATGTGCTGTTCTGTCCTTACATCCGCTTGCATTATATAAACTTTTATCCATATCAATTCTCCTTTATATATTTAAACATGTACTCCTCTTTATACCGTTTCCATTGTTGATCTGTCATTCCCGGAGCGTAGAAATTTCGCACTGTATCAAGCGCTTCCATCATCCCACATTCAGGACATATCCTTTTCTCCTCCATCTTTTAAATCTCCCAAGAAATCCTCTATAGTCATTTGACCAGGTATTTTGTGTTTTTCCCAGTCTTCCGGATGTGGATAATAATGTGTAGTCAAACCATTCCAACATTCCGGACCATATCCCCTTTCAATGCTCTCCGGATCCGTCAGTTTCCTTCCACATTTCTGACATTTGCTGTACATACGAATCCTCCATCTTTCCGCCAAGTAATGTAAACAGCCATTCTCTCTGGCTCTGCAGATATTCCATCTTCCACTGAAGAATCATCTGGTCAATCACCTGATCTTCCATCGCCTGATACTTTTTAGTCATCGCTATCTGTTCTTCATTCTCTCTGATAGCTTTTTCGATATCAATATGAATCCTTGCATACTCTTTCAAAGGGGCTTCTTTGGCCTTTTTAGAGGCTATAATAGCCCACAAGAACCATACGATCATGCAACTAAAGATTCCACATATATAAAATATAAGTTCTTTCATTTTTCACATCCTTTCGTTTAAAACTTTGAGAGCTTCATGCAATTGTGCCTCTTCAATAAATTTTTCCATCGCCACCTGGCATTCTTCTATCGTTCCAATTTCCCGATATTTCTTTAATTCTTTCTCCTGTTCTGTATACTCGTTCATAATTCGCTGAATTACACAATTCTGACATTGATCATCGCAATCCGCTCCGCAAGGTAAATCGACATCATCTATCTCGATGTTTCCCGTTTCAAAGTTTCTGGAAAAGCTACAACACTCTTCTGGAACATAATTTCCATCTTCATCTTTAATCATTTTTACTGTCATTTGCTTTTCTATTTCCTTTCTTTGGTTGCTGCCTTTTCAACCTGTTTCAAATACTTTATCTGTCTTTGTATATACGAATCATCCTCTTTGCCACCCATTGCAAGCCAATCAGAAATTCTTTTATCAACATCCTGTAAAACTGACAGAGGAATTAAATCAGTGTGAATATTTCCTATATTTTCCAAAGACATCAGATTTCACCTCTTTTCCCATCATACCAGCTTCGAATCTTCTCGAAATCAAGACTTTTCAAAACTTCATCCATAGTTTCCCTTGACATTTTATTTATTTCAGTTGCAGATTTTCCAAGGATTAATCCTTTTGGTAATACTTTGCTATTTCTGATAACAGCAAAAAGAGCCAATTTATACTTTTCAGCGTCTGCTTTTGTATGTTCAATTCCTCGGTTATATCCGCTGATCCATGTTGCATCCTCTGAGCAACCGCACTTTTGCATATATCTTCCCGGCCGGTCAGTCTCAGACCTTTCAAACACATGACCATCGCAAGATTTTTCTCGTATACTATTCACATTCATTTTTTCAAGAATTGCTATGGTTCGTTCATCAAGCCCATTTTCTCTTGCCTTTTCGATATCAAACATCTTTTCACTCCAATCGAATATTTTTCTTATTTACAATTAGGTTTCTTAATTCTCTTTATCTCTTTGAGTTCCGGCTTTTCGACATGAGTTTCTGCCCATTCTCGCATTTCTTTTGCCCCAGGATTCTTTTCTTCGATTTCTGATGCTAAATGACGTAAAACAGTAGATATAAGTCCTGCATCCGCGGTTGCATAAGGCGTAATGGCATGAATAATGTTTGAACTATAATAACCTAAGCCTTTTCCAAATAGCTCTGCAGCTTCTTTTGTTTTGCCTTCCTGAATCAGTTCATTGCTTCTGAGCACATAACTTGCCATGCGTTTTTCTTTAAATTTTTTCATTTCTTCATCTCCTTCAGCTTCTTTTCAGCTTCCTCAAGAGTAAGGAATAAAAATTTGCCAAATTCATTGTCAAAATATCTGCAACAACATCCCCTTTTTCCAACTGGCTCTGCAAAGTAACATATATTTCCAAATATGCTTGGACAGATTTCTATTTTTTTAATTTGACATTTTGTATAATGACTGTCTCCTGGAAAAAAGCAAAAAACTTCTGTTCCAACCTTACACGGCAACCTCACAAGCAAGCCCTGTTCTTCTGCTTCTTTATAAGATTTCAGTTCTTCTAACAGCTCCGCGACATCTTTCAGCCAATACAGCTCCCCGTCTTCGAAGCAACATCCATAAGTGTTTTGATGATACGGGCAACCAACCACTTCCTTCCCGCCGATATAATCTCTTAAATCCTCGCCAGTTCCACAGATAATGCGTTTATGCTTATCATGCATATGCATGAAGTTTTCGTGGTCTGCATAGCAATCGCCTACAGTATCCTGGCTGGCAACGCATTTAAGTGCCTTTATCATATCGTCAAGTGTTAATCTCTCCATCTATTTCGCCTCCTCCATCTGACTTTCTACGACATCTGCGAGTAACTCCAAAGACTTAATAAATGAGTCCGTCAAGGCTGTTCTGTCTGGGTATTTAGTGAATGTTCTGACAAGGTTTACTGCGTCCTTGATTTTTTCTTCATCTTCGACGATTTCGGATGCTTCATACACTGTCTTTTCAACATAGTTGTAAGTAACAATCTTACTGTCGTAAAAATTCAATATGTTTGGAAACGGAATTACGATAGGGTTTAAATGGTTTTCTCTCGCCCATGTGAATCCCTGAAGCTTTGCCATTTTCAGAACACTCAAATATTCTTCCTGTGTCTTTACAAACATGATTTTTCCAGTTAAATTAATCATCATAATTTCCTCCTTTAATCGCATCAACGCACTGATTTCGACCATCCCGCACTGATAATCCGTCATATCATTCTCGGTAGTGTTTTTTCTCCGGCAGTGGCTTCAATGGACACCAATCAGGTCTTGATTTGCTTTCACAATCATAATGTTCTTCTGTCATCAGAATTACATCATAATCTAAACAGCCAGCTAATTCACAATAGCCCACATATTCAAGTTCGCCGCAGTATGCAGTTCCGAACGGGCAATCATAGCAATTCTCTGGTGTATCTATCACTAACACTGATTTACTCATCTGATTCCTCCTGCAATAATTCTGGATTGTCAAAAATGCTTCCAACTACTTCCATTTCGCACCTGTCGATATAATCTTTGGTCAGTGGCATTGAATAGCAGAATGGTTCACATCTGCTGATTGTATCTGTCGGAATAATCTCATAATGCCATCCGACAACTTTATCTACTATGGACCCGGTTTCAATATTTCTTACACCAAATTCTCCAAATACCGTTTTTACAAGGTCTTCTGAATTTCCATGACACATCAAAATATCATTCTCCCAGATTTTCTTGCCGTTCTTATCTGTTAATCCTGTGTACTCGCATATTGTATCCGGATCAACTTCGTCAAATTCATCCGCCATAACGGTCCATTTGCCTATTACCAATTTCCCTATGAATATTCGCTTTTCTCCCGGCATTCCACCATCCAACAGGTATCCCTCTATCCATTCACCGTTATCTTTTTTCTTTCCCTTGAAAAGAATTTCTCTCATTCAACTCCACTGCCTTTCACGAACTTAATTGTTACATCTATTATCTTGTCCTCCTCATAGCGCTCTGGAAGCGGCATCCAGGCATTGACAAATAAGCCAATTTCAAGAAAACTTTCGTCCTGGTTTCCGACTCTGAATGTGCCTCCACCTTCATTATCAACCGTATATCTTCCGATTGCCGGAATATCGCAGTTATCAAATGATATGGCAATGTATTTGTCCGGTTCTGGTAATCTCTCATCAACTGGAATCCATCTATTAGAATTCATCAGATCAATGGCTTTCTTCTGTTCAGCTTCTGTTTCACAGTGTATTACAATGTCATAAGTGTCATCGTATGCACTAAATGTGCCGTCTTCGTTCTGAACAATTTCCATTACATCGCTCATGCTTCCACCTCGCATTCTTTTAAATCGGAAATCAACCAGCTTTCGCCTTCTGCTTCAACAAAATCAAACTTTGCATTTGTTATGCCCTCTAAATACAAATATTTAAATGTACTTCCGTACATAGACTCAACTTTTTTAGCAAGATATAGTTGCCCTTTTCCATTTCTCAGCATGTAACTCCACGAAGGATCCAGTCCGTCAAGGAAACTCTTTTCGTCTTTTGTAAGTTTAGGCTTTCCTGTAATATATTTCTCCTGTAACTTATCATCATTTTTCTCATTTATTTCACATGCATAATTTGTAATAAGGCATTTATTGTTTGCAGTTACTCCCGCAATAGCTCTCAGCAGATATCCAGCAATCTGTTCTTTTTTTACACTAGATTTTTCCGAGCATTCAACATTAATTGTTATCTTAATATTTTTTTCTTCCATAACGCCATCTCCTTCTCGCTTCTACTCTTTTCATGCGATGAACTTCATTTTCCAAGGTATTCACCTGTTTCTGCAGGTCATCCACATCGACCAACAGGTAAAAATCCGGTTGGATCAGTCTGGTCGGCCCTACATTCAGATTCATCTCCTTGTGAAGTTCCTTGCACTTGTTTTCTCTCTCATGCACTGCTTTATATATTTTCACTTTCCGCACCTCCTAAGAAACTTTTTCCGAACATTATCATATTCTGTCAGCAGATCAATATCTTTCTTCCAGCTCAACGGACGGTCTGTAATTTCTACATAATACTCTTTCTTGATCAGGAGCCCATAGCTTGCCGAAGAATAGATATCCTGTCGATCGCATCCAATTCGCTTTGCTATGTCGGATGCAGTGATGGAGTATTCCATCACTGTCCCGTCCTTTCTGCACAAATTATATAAATTCGCCATCTTTTTCTTCTCTCAACTAAATTTCCATGAGTCTATGCCATGTAAATTATGGCTTTTCCTTGTCAATGTAACACTATCCTCGAAATGCTCTCTGCAGCTTTTCTTTACAGCTCTTCTCATCCCTTTCGAAGTCTGACGTTTTGCCCGTCTTTTAAAACCAGGTCCAACAAGATGGTTCTTATGATACATTCCCATGAATATCTCCTTTCAGCTGTGTGTGGCGTAGAAGTTCTCCATTGCCCATCTATTCCCGGTAGCAGCCACCTGTGCTCTGGTTCTTTCATATGGAGTAAGTGGTTTCCCAGAAATTCTTTTGGATCTGGTTTTCGGAAGGAATCCTTTCCGACGAAGCTCTTCCAGTTCTTCTGGTGTTGCATCTTTTACATCTTTCATATCCAAGATCTCAATCATAGTTTTTATTCCTCTCTTATCATTACTGGAAGCACGATAGCTTTCATGTCACTGTCTTCCGCTTCAACAACTGCCGGCATCTTAGGTCCTGAGAAATTCATGGCTATATTTTCACAAGTGAATGCTTTCAGTGTTTCAAGAACCAGCTTCGAATCGAAGCCAATTTTCAATGGTTCAGGAATCGGATCCTGAAGCTTCACCTCTTCCTGATAATCCGTAAGTCTGTCGGCAATGCGAATATTTAACTGATCTTCGTTCATTTCGAAGACTGCAGGTTTCTTTTCTTCCGTACACATCTTTGCTCTGGTCATTGCCGCAACTAATTCCAGTCTGGAAACATAAGTTTTCATCTTTCCCGCCATGAAAAATCTATTGTAATCAAAATACTTACCCTCTATTAACCTCGTGTAAATGGTATATTCTTTTGATTTGAATACCGCTCTATTTTTTGTATATGTAACAGCAACATCATCAATAATTCCCATTGACACAAGCTTCTTTGCCACTGTTTTAGGCACTATCAGCTTCATATCTGCGGTACCGTCAGTCGGTATCGAATCAACTGCTACGACATGTCCGTCAAGTGCGACCAACTTAATCTTGTTTTCTCCACCTTCGAAGTACACACCCATCATCTGTGTTGCAGAACTGCTGTCTGCAGCTGCATAGATAACATGTCCAATTGCCTCCATCATCCTCTTGCCATTGATCACAACTTCTGGGGCATCCAGATCTTCTGTAACATCAAAGCTGAATTCTTCCGGAGGATAGCTCTGATATTTATTCTTTATAGCTTTTGTCTTGATCACGACAATATTTTCACCCTCTGTATCAATATCTACTTCTCCTTCTGGAAGATTTTTAATTACATCAAAGGCTTTCATAGGAATGATGAAATAACTGCCTTTAGAGGCCTCTAATTTGAGCTGCATGGTCATTTCTGTATTTGATGCGATTAAATACCCGTCCTTTACCAGAACGCCTCCTAATGCCGGAAACTGGTCGTTCTTCTGCACAATGCTTTTCAATTTATCAATAGTTCTGGAAATCTCATACTTCTGTACTTTCATCTTCGTTCCTTTCCCGGAGTGTTATCCCGTCCAGATATTTCACAATACCGTTACTATATTTAACTCTATAAGGCGCCAGTTCCTCACGATTCATATACTTATGTCCGTAGATTTTTTTCATGTCTCTGAATACAATCCATGGAACCCTGTAAAACTCCTCGAATTCGAGGGATATTACCAAGAAGCACATGGCCCCCATCTTCATGTAACGTTCAAAGCATTCCTCCTGCTCTTCTGTCACAACATTCCGACTGATCTGGCCTTTATCTGTATGTTTCGCATCAAACAGAACCATTGTAGAGTCCATCAGGGCGCCTTTAAAATCCGGTTGAGCCTGTTGTGTAAAACAGCATATGAACTGACCTCTGTCTCTGTTATACGGCTTGATCACTTTAAAAGCTTCAGGGGTTTTATCTATAACAGCTATCCCCCGGTCCTCATAGAACCGGGAAGCTGCAATAATCATTCTTTCAAAATATTCGCCGTTTGATCTGCTTTTAAGCCCTCTGATTGAACGATTATAAGTATCCATGCTCACCTGCCACTTTCACCAGCTTATTGATCGTTACTGCTCCGATTCCCGGAATCTTATTCTGCTGAAGCAATACAATAAACTCCTTTGCTGTATTTTTAGCTAAAGCCTTGCCTTCGTTGAACCCTTCACTTCTGGCTTTCTCCACTCTGTCTTCCACATAATGAACCAGCTGTTCATCTGTCTTTTTTCTCATTTTTACTGCTTTCTCGTGGATTTTATTTTCATCCATTGTTCTTCTACAACTTTTCTTAGTCATTCTATCTCCTTTCTTACACGGCTTCTGGCTCCACGAACCCGATCTGTCTATCTTCTTTCCATTCTGTTCCAGAAAAATCAAGTGCCTGTCCGCACTTCTCACAAAAATCAGGGTAGTAATCTGGTCCAGCATTCAACGCACCACCGCAAGCCGGGCAATAATGGTATTCATGTTCCAACTTCACGAAATTGTATCGAATAACAATTCCTGTTTTTGATACAGGTTTCATAGCGATCATTACTCCACCCTCTCTCCATATTCGATCACATATTCATACTGCGTTGTCTTTCTAGTTTCACTGCTTGGAATCTCTTTTCTTACGATCTGAACCGCATATCCTGCTTTCGCCAGCATTGAAACCATCTGCAGTCTGTCTTCTTCATTCCACTGTACCGAGCCTTTACGAATGCTCCTTATAATCTGCTTAGCCATTACCCGCACTTCCTTTCTATCTTTTCTTCTCGTTCTTTCATCAGTTTCTCGAATGCAGCTACAAAAGTTTTTACTGATGACGGCATCTCGCAGTTGTGACTGCCCCTGCACTGGATCACTCGACCTTTGTTATATTCCATTGTGAAATATGGTGTATCAGGTTCTTCCACTCTGCGCACAAAGAAGATGTGTGTCTGCCCTTTGGCCACTCGATCAACGTAAGTTCCAACACAATGGTGAAGGGCAGCTCCTTCATTCTTGATTTCCTGTGCATCTCTTGGCACTCTCAATATCAATCCTTTTCCTTTTATCAGGAAAGCGTTATCTATGCCGGCATTCTCTTTGAGCATTTCCTCCAGAAGTTTTTTCATGGCCTCAGCCTCTCGCTTTATCCGTTCTTCTTCCCAACGTTTCTTTTCTGCGGCCTTTTTATCTTGTACTGCCTGATATTCCGCAGCTGTCCTGTCATGAACTTTTTTGAAATTCTTCGGGAAATAGAAGAACATATTGGTGAGGTCATATTTCAGTTCTTTACACCAAGCCAGATAATCCAACCAGTCCTTGGCACAATTCTGCAAACGTTCTTCCCTGATATCCGGTCTTTCTTTGTGCTGCATATAAGAATATCTCCAACACCCTCCACGCTCTCCTACTCGATAATCGGAACCTTCGCGCTCGATATATCTGCAGATCTTATGAATCGTTGAATGTCTGTTTTCTTTCCGTATCAGCGTTGTATTGCATCCAAAGAGTTTATAGAACCGTTCCAATTCTTCCGCTTTTAGGTTGTATCCGGAGCTTTGCGCTTCCTGCAATAGCCTCAATTCATCAATGTTCCCATCAATAGACTGCAGGATTCGTGTGTTCTCCTTCGTGAGCCCGAGTATTTCAAATATTGTTTTTCCGTTTTTTCTGAGTCCCCTGATTCCATTCCGGCTATTATATTCAAATGCCCCGTCATGAATCTTATTGATCAGATGCGCAGCCAGTTTATACAGACCCATTTTTATAAACCATTCAAGCTGTGGAAACTCCTGATATCTGTAAATAGCATTGGCATAATGTATCTGTTCGCTCGGTCTATTCTCTGACAAAATCTCCAGTGCTGAATATTTCATTGGAGTATCTTTCCATGCTTCCGGCAGGTTTCCCGGATATAAGGCGCAGTATGACCTTTCTCTGTACCCTTCATCTGTACACCACCGCACAATACCAGTCTGTTTATACTCTCTGTATTCATAACTGCTGGTGCATGGCGTTCCGTTCGGTGCAAATTTGTAAAACGTCCTTACGATTTCAAGCAGACTGTCATTCGTTTTTCCATCCTGTTTCACCTCTCTATGGACCGAGAAATATCGCCACAGAAACCCCTCTTCTCTTGGTTCAATGAATGAAACTATCCTTTTGTCCCATATATGTGCCGGCATCCTGCCTCTGGCTTTAATGGTGACCGGACTTCCACAAAGGGGGCATATCCCCTTCTCGTTATTTCTTAACCGAATTTTCGTTCTGTCTACCAGTGTCACCCCATTACAATGAGTGCAATGCACCAGAGCCTCATTCTTTGATCTTGTTGAGTAAACCAGATATCTGCTGAATGACATCACTTTTTCCGATACCCATTTCTTGAAGTCTTCCGGAATTTCCTTGACTGTTCCCATGACTGTATCAATAGGATTTGTCTCCTTGGCATGTTTTTCATCCAGTCTCCGCTGTTTGACCATGTCCTGAAAACGTGTCACAGCTGTCCAGTCTTTAACATCTTTTTCTGTACTCCATTCTTTGAAAAATCCACGCATACGATCAATGTCTGCATCCGTCCAGAAAAACATGTTCGGGGTATATCTGTTCCCCTTATCTCTATCCCAGTGATATTCATACAGGTGAATACATTCCATCCGATCAAAAGCTGCAGTCAGCCATTTCACTCTTTCGACAGTCAGATCCTGTGATATGTAATCATTCTTGGAGAAAAATGTTCTTAACTGAGCTCCCTTTTCTCCTTTCTTCAATTTGTCAATAGGATAGAATGTCACAATTAAAAGGTCTTTTTCTATATCTCTGGTTGTAACAATATGCGTTCCCGCAGCTCGTTCCGCAAACCTGACCATTTCGTCTGTGGCTTCTTCTCTTGGAATCTGTGCTAATTTTCTCTTTTCCATGTGACATCCTCCTACAGAAGATCGAACAGTGACATCTGACCGTTCAGGCCGCTGCTTTTTGTACTTGTTTTTTCAGTTTTCCGCTGCTTGGAAGCAGTATCTTTTTTCTCTGGCTTTTCAGAAACCTTGGAATCATCCTTTGTTTCCTGAATGTCTTTCTTGATTTCTGTAACTTTTTTAGCTGGTGCTTCTGTCTTTTTTGTTGTCGCAGGCTTTTTGTCTTTTTCCTTTTTGGCGGTTTCCGGTTTTTCATACTTGTGGTAATAATCCTCGGCCCATTCATACACAACTCGGTCTTCAACTGCTGTACTTCTGCCATTCGACTGCTTCCTGGCCTGTTCGACAATATAGTTAAAGCACTTGTTCCAGGTCTTGCCCTCATGCATTACGTCCTCAGCAAGTCCCTGATCCTCTTCACATCTTTTCAACAGATAAGTAATGATCGGATCCGCAAAATTCTTCTGGGTTGCTTTTTTCTTTTCAGCTTCCAGTTTTTCTTTAGCCTTCTGCTTTACCGGCTTTGCATTCTCAATTTCTGCAGCTCTAATTTCCTCTTCTGTTGGATCCGCCATTCCTGTAAGAATCTCAGCAAGTGAAGCTTTCCCTAAATACACAGTATCCTCTGCTTTCACTTCATTGCCGCTCTCGTCCTCTAATTTGCTCTCTGGCAGTTCTGTTTCGTCCTGCCCTATCGTTTTACTGTCCACGTCCGTTTCCGTCTCTAAACGGTCGATTTCAGCAGTGTCCACTTCCTGTTTTAACTGTTCTGACATTTGTATTCTCCTTTCTCTATTGCGGCTTCAAAACTCATTCCTCTTTTCAGACGATTAAGTATTGTGCTTCTTGGTATGCCAGTTTCTCTGGACCATTGTGAAATAGTTAAGCTTCTCCCATCCACTGTGTAATGTGGGGTACTTCTCCGATTATTCATTTGAGTAACCGCATCCGCCCATCTGCAGTTTGATGGTTCATAATTTCCGTTCACGTCAATTCTGTCCAAAGTCAGATTATCTGAATACCCATTTTTAAATGCCCAATCTCTAAATGCTCCAAATTCCTGCCACTCATCGCAAACCTTTATTCCTCTGGCACCGTACATCTCGTAAGCTTGATTATTTTTGTTATCACACCGGTATCTCATATGACGCCAGCACTCATATAGACGAGTTCCTTTTCCTCCATGGATTTTGTTGTAGTCATTCTTATGGCAACCACACGATTTGCTTTTTCCGCTTTTCAAGGCAGAAGCTCGAATGATCTTCTTTGTTCCACATTCACATTCGCAAAGCCACTGTGCACTTCTTGCAGCCGGATGATTCTCCGCTCTCTCTACAACAGTCCAATATCCAAACTTTTGTCCTTTTAAATCTTCAAACTTTGCCATGCATCACCCTTCCGCCTGAAATTTACCATCACAAAGCTCTTTGAATGTGTCCAGAAATTCTTTCTCAGTTCCCGTAATTTTTTCTTCTCTCATCTATTCAACAACTGCCTTTCATACTCTGTAAAATCATAGTCCCGCTGATGAAAATTATTAAAACGGTTTTGAGAAGCAGGCTTTGATTTGTCCGCAGCTTTTTCGCTCTCCTTTCGCTCTTGTCTACTCCAATTTCGTACCGCAGCTTTCCAGTCTTGCATTTTATTTTTGCCAATCATCCAGCCTTTGCTTGTGTAAAAATCAATGAATTTTTGTGCATTTATTTCATACCCATTTTCCTGGCAATATACACTCACATTCTCCAGTGTGGGTGGCACAAAGTGTGCCCTTTTTTCCATCTTTACATTTTCATTTACATTTTCATTAACATTTACATTTTCATTTACATTAGGTTTTTCTTTTGTAAAACCAATGGTTTTTAAATCTATAACCATAGGTTTTTCTTTTGTATGATCAGTTTTTTTTTGAGGACGTCCACCGCTACAACCATTGGATTTTCTTTTTATATTTGCATCAATCTGTGGTTTTGCCATATCGAAAATCATCATAAATAGTCCATCTTCTTCCGGTTCTTTTTCATCTAAGCCATAATCCAGAATAGACCATAAAGCTTTTAACTGTTCGTCTGGCGGAAGTCTCTTAATCGCACTGGCAAAGCTGCTATAAAAAACCATACTATCAGGCATTTTTGCCTCCCTGTCTGTCACCTGTGTTTTCGTTAATCGTCACCATATTTTTCTTTTAAAGCATTCAACATGTGACCTGCGTCAATTTCAGTAAGTGTTTTCCAAGTCTTTCCATTGGAATTAATCCAATATTCCAAAGCAACATTGTGTTTCTGCCCAATGCTCTTAATCATTTTGATTTGTACCTCTGTAGCAAGCGGCTCATCACCTGGTACTTCGTTGCTGAACGGCTTATGCTCCTCTTTCAGCCAGAGGTTAAATCCCAACCCTGTATGTATAGCTACACATTTTACAAAGGAACGACACATACTGTTCCAAACTCTCTGCTGACTCATTGAATTATCCTTTACCGGATTCGTTCCATTCATTACCGGAGACTGCATAATATATTCCTTGTCGTCAATCACGACCTTGATTCTAGTCTCATAAGTCCGGTTTATTACACCGTTTTTATCGGTGAATGCAACGTCTGAGTAGTAAAGACTTCCTCCGGTACGTTCATTTGGAATTGGAACGAAATACACATTCTCAGCTCCATTCTCGTGTAGGAGATCAATACATTTCGCCCAGTTCAGGTACAGCATTCCTTCTCTCTTTTCACAGTACGGAAGGACATTGACCTTCCTCATCTCATTAAAGTTCTTTAACATCTCACTACCTCCTCAAATGTTTTCAAAAAAACAATACAGGTTATCTGATCCATCTCCTACAGCCGGTGTAGTTTTTCCTTTTGGAAGCCATCCTTCTGCTGCATGGTACTCAATATGGTCAAGAGAACAGTCAGGATTCTCAAAATCAAGTACATAGCAATTTCTTGATTGAAGCTCCTTAAGTAACTCATTGATGTATTTCATAATTTCCAAAGTAGGTAAACGTTTCATAGTATCTATCTGTTTATTCAATTGCAATCACTTCCTCCCAATTAAATTTTTTCATCTACTTGATTACCTCCTAAATTTGTGATAAAATGACGGTGTTCTTTAAAAAATGAGGCCCAACCTGTTTTTTAAAGTTCTGACCCAAAAGCCTCGGATGCGGATTTATGAGTGCCGTCTACACTTTATAAATCCTTTAAGCGTCTGGGGCTTTTAATATGCATCATCTCCTACGGCGAATCTGACCAGCGCATATATCCACACCCACATGATCGGGATTGCTATCCATTCAGATCCGAGCTCTGCGCTTCCCCTTATTGCGCAAAGCATATCACTCAGATATCCGAAAAAGATAAGGCTGATTGCTGTAGGAACGATGTAAACCATCGACCTTTTCAAGAAGCGAATTCTCTTTTTTATTTTCGCTCTTTTCTTTTTTTTGGAATATTCCTCATACTCCTTCTCATTAAATTCTCGCACCACGGACAGATATATCCGTGTTTTGGAATCTTCTGTAATGTACTGATGTTCCACATTCTTTCGCATATCTTGCACTTTGCGTACATCCATTATCTTGCCTCCTTATCAATTAAGATCAATTCTTTGGCGATAACGCTCTGTAATGCGCATCTGTCCATATCATGCCAGCTGATCGGTACCGAGCTGTTATCCAGCGCATTTAAAATTCTCTCAGCAGTTGTATGATATTTCTTCATATCTTCTGTTGTAAGCAATTTCGCACCTCCTTCATCTATGCTGTCTTCTCTGCATCAATCTGGGTTACAAAAATTCCAAGATCAACACTTTCCATATTGTTCAGTTCCTCCAGAAGCTCTACGTCTGATGTAATTCCATAGTTCTTTTTTAATTTTTCTTTTAATTTTTCTTTAAGGTCCATCAAAACACTTCCTTTTAATTATCTGAATCCGAAATATTAAGATAATCGCTGATTCTTCTTCTGATTTCTATGCTGGTGTTCTTTCCATTTAAAGTTGACGAAAGATAGCATCTGGAACAGCCAAGTTCTTCGGCCAGATCATTGACAGAGATATCATTCTGAATCATTGCTATTTTAGCTTTCTTGCACCAGGGAGATAATTTCTTCTGCATCAAATCTCCTCCCCTCATTTCAAAGATTTTTCAATCCAGTTTTTCAGATTCTGAGTCACCTCATTAACCTCATCCAAGGTTGCTATAATCTTCTCTAAATCCGGCTTTTCGTCCTCTGTAATAACTCCATCTGCTGTGATATCCAACAGAAGTTCTTTCGCTTCATTGATCTTCCGGAATGAGCACAGCGCCCTGAGTGCAATCCTATCAATATCCTGATTCTCGATCTTTGGCATTCCTTTTCCCAGAGGGCACATTTCCCGGCAATAATTACCTTTTAATTCAGGAGCTCTATAGATATCAGCCATCAGAAGCACTTCCTCCGGATAAGGGATAACGCTGCCAAGTTCTATTCGTGCAAGCCTTGTCCGGTCAACACCAAGTTCCTCAGCAGCGCCTTCACGACTGCTCAACCGTCCGTTGAACTTTGCCGCTTCGTATCGTGCCTGGCAAAGCATGTTCTCCGCCGCTTTCGTGGCATATTTCGACATTTTTCTCTCCTTTCTTTAATGCTATTATTTAGTTACAACCTATTAAATTGTGTACTCTGTATTGATATCCAATGCTTTACTGATTGTCTCAGCTAAAGCTGGTGCATATGAAGCGCCATTGATAGTTCGGCTTACATAATTTCGACACATACCAACCTGATCACACAAATCTGTTACTGTCATATCCCTGTCGATTAATGTCTTCTTTACTTCTTTGCACCAAGGGGATAATTTTCGTTTCACAAAATCACCTCCAGTTGTCACAGTAAACATTTGTTATTTACATTTGTTTAAAATTGCTATAAAATTATGGTGGCAGGAAAAATACTGCGAATAAAAATTGATTTCTAAATCAGTAACCTCTTAATAGTTGTGGCGACCATATTTGAGGAATTTTGTTTGCGATTATCTCTGCTACATTTTTTTATTTCGTTTTAAACATTTGTTTATTACAGTTATAATATAATTCAAAATATTGAATTTGTCAATCGTTATTTTGAATTATATTCAAAATTTTGAATTTGGAGGGTATCAATGATTGCAGATCGAATAAAAGAAATATGTGATGCTCATGGTACAAATATGACCTCGCTTTGCAAAGAAATAACCGGAAGTTCTGGTAATACCGCTACATGGAATAAAGACAGGGTTCGTTCCGATTGGCTTCGTGAAATATGTAAAAAGTTATCCGTATCAGCCGATTATTTGCTAGAATTATCTGAAAATCAGCAGATAAATACCGGAATCACTTCGGTCGCAGACTTAACACATCATAAGTATTCCAAAAGTGATCTTGAATGGATAGATAAAATAAATGCATTGCCAATAGAGCTTCAATATGAATTAAACGGCTATTTAAACAGATTATTAGAAGAAGCAGCTAAAGAAACTAAGTTTAAACGGGCAAAATAATAAGCTTCGAGTGGTACCGAAGCAAGAAGGGGAAATAGTTATGAAAAGCAAAACACTTGTTTCTATTTTAGTAGGAAGTATTCTTTTAAATATCTCTACTCTTAACAACTACACTGTGTGTGCAAATAGTGAACTGGCTTCTACTACTGATAATATTGAAACTATAAAAATAACATCCGAAGCCCCAACTCCTTTGATTTGTGATACATCAGCATATACAGTAAGCGTACAACGCATTTTTTATGAAAAAGGAAATTATTCGATGGAGTTTATGATTGAAAATCATTCAGATCAGGATCTCAATTTTGGTTTAGAAAATACCGATGTGGATAATTTCCAGGTTACTATATATTCGGGTGGTTCTCTTATATATGCCGGAAAAAAAGGAATTGCTACATTTCACTTCAGAGAACAAAATTTAACAGAGTATGGTATAAATGATTTCCAAACCGTAAACACGGTTTTTTCAACATTTCCTTTTGGCACTGGAGATTCATATCCTTTGCAAATTCAAAAAGATGCTTTTTCTCGGATATCAGCTCAAGTTCAAAGCGGTTCTGAAGCTGAACTGTCTCAAACAATTAAAGATTTGAAGCAACAGGTTGAAGATTTAAAAAAGGAAAATGCTTCCTTAAAAAAACAATTAGCTGATCAGAATTCTGTATCCGATTTAAAAACTTCATCTACAGGCTCTGATAACGAAAGTGCTCAACGCCTCACCAATGCAACTATATTCAAAGCAGACGTTTATAATGGTGCAGGCACAGAGATTATAGGTAAGAGAGCTTATATTATTATCTCGAAAGATACTCTGAAACAAATTTCTGAAAAGGATTACGCAGATTTTCTCAGCAGCAAAGTAAAAGATAGCGGTTATAACTGGTTCTCTATCATATGCGACGATGGTACAGGTATTTGCTTTGCCGGTTCTTTTACCGGCTTAGGGACATATGGAAAAATCAATAATGATGGAAGTATTACCGAGGCTATTGGTAATATCTCGGCAACCGAACAAGGATACGAATATGAGCCCATTAACTAATCAAAAAGGCAATTAAAAAACAAAGGAATATAAGGTATGGGATTTTCTGATATTTTTAAAATTAAAGATTATAAAAATCAATTGGAAGCTTTGCAAACAGAAAATGAAAATCTGAAAGCATCTATCACGCCAGAAATACAAAATGCAATTTCCCTTCAGGAAAAAATCCAAGAACTGGAATCAATAATAAATTCAAAAAATCAGGAAATCAATAATTTGAATTCTACTATTGAAGCAAAGAAACAGTTACACTCTTCTCTAATTACTACTATTTCTTTAAAGAAAAAAGAAATAGTAGTTCTTGATGACGAAATTTTGGTTCAGGAATATGGTTTGTATAAACCTAGATACTCTTTCGCTAACGCTTTAGGTTATAAGGAAAAGTTAGCTACTATACGTGCATGGCAAAAAGAAATGATTAAAAAGAAAACTGCATTCACAGGAAATCCGAACTGGACTGTAAATGGCAGTATTCAAAAAGGCAAAAAAATGGTATCTGATACCCAAAAGTTACTGCTTAGAGCATTCAATGATGAATGTGATGAATTAGTTTCAAAAGTTAAATATTCAAATATTGATGCCTCATTAAATAAAATAAAGAAATCAGCCGAAACGATTTCTAAACTCGGTGTAACTATGGGTATTTCATTAACTACTCCTTATCTCAATTCAAAAATTCAGGAATTACAACTTGCTTTTGAATACCAAGTCAAGAAACAGCCTGCAAATAAAAAGTCAAGGCTAAATTGAAAGAATATTGAAAAATTTATACAGGTTGAAAATTGGGTATCAAAAT